GGCGAGGAGATTTTTGGTTGGTACTACTTTATTGACAGAAGTGTGTACGAGCCTAACCCCGATGGGCATGGCGGACATTATGTCAACAAAAAAATCAAGAAACGGCTAATCAATAAACAGTATCTTATTGTCGGACGAGGTGCTGCTAAATCTTTGTATGATACCTGCGTCCAAAACTATTTCCTGAATGTCAAGACTCTTACCACATTACAGATCACTACTGCTCCGACTATGCGTCAGGCAGATGAGGTGCTTTCTCCGCTTCGAACGGCTATTACCCGGGCGCGCGGCCCTGTGTTCAAGTTCCTGACCGATGGTTCCCTGCAAAACACGACGGGTTCCAAAGCGAATCGAGTTAAGCTCGCTGCTACCAAAAAAGGTATCGAGAATTTCACGACCGGGTCTCTTCTTGAGATTCGTCCCATGACTATTGATAAGCTTCAGGGTCTTCGTGTTGCATGTGCCTCGGTGGACGAATGGCTTTCCGGCGATATTCGGGAAGACCCCATCGGTGCTATTGAACAGGGTGCAACCAAAGAGCAAGGGTCTAAGGGGGACAACGATTATGTCATCATAGCCACGAGTTCGGAGGGTACCGTCCGTAATGGCAGCGGCGATACAATCAAAATGGAATTGATGAAAATCCTGAAGGGTGAGTATTTCAATCCGCATGTGTCGATTTGGTGGTATAAGCTTGACTCCGTAGATGAAGTTGGAAACCCCGATATGTGGCTAAAGGCTAATCCTAATCTAGGAAAGACTGTTACTTACGAAACGTATCAGCTGGATGTCGAGCGTGCCGAACAGAACCCGTCTGCACGCAATGATATTCTTGCAAAACGTTTTGGCCTGCCCATGGAAGGCTACACCTACTTCTTTACTTATGAGGAAACACTGTGTCATCCGCACCGTGAATATTGGAAGATGCAGTGTGCTCTTGGCGCGGACCTTAGTCAGGGTGACGATTTCTGTGCATTTACGTTCATCTTCCCGCTTTCAAACGGATGCTTTGGTATCAAGACACGAAACTACATAACATCGTTGACACTCATGAAATTACCTGCGGCAACACGAGTGCTGTACGAGAAGTTCATGAATGAAGGCAGCCTAATCGTTATGGAAGGCGCAGTTCTTGATATGATGCAGGTATATGAGGACCTTGACAATCATATCGCCCGATGCCAATACGACGTTACGGCTTTTGGCTACGACCCGTACAATGCAAAAGAATTTGTCGAACGCTGGGCCAGCGAAAACGGCCCGTTTGGAATCGAAAAAGTTATACAGGGTGCAAGAACGGAATCCGTTCCTCTTGGCGAGCTCAAGAAGCTGGCAGGGGAGCGGATGCTTTTGTTTGATGAGGAACTCATGACGTTTGCCATGGGAAACTGTATCACTTTGGAAGATACCAATGGCAACCGTAAGCTATGGAAAAAGCGTTACAGTGAGAAAATCGACGCTGTTGCGGCTATGATGGACGCTTTTGTGGCTTACAAAAACAACAGAGAAGCTTTTGAATGAGGTGTGCTCATGGATGAAAATCAAACTTTCGGTTCCAGGCTGAAACATGCATGGAACGCTTTTCTAAATCGGGACCCTCCGATGTCCTATCGGGACTATGGTGGCGGTTACTCTTATCGACCTGATCGAGTACGGTTTAGTCGAGGTAATGAGCGGACTATCGTTACTTCCGTCATAACCCGTATTGCAATGGATTGTGCGGACATTCGTATCGTTCATGCCGATTTGGATTCCGATGGTCGATTCAAACAGGAACATCCCGGCGGTTTAAACAGCTGTCTAACTCTGGAAGCAAACCTTGACCAGAGCGGACGAGCCCTTATTCAGGACATTGTGATGACAATGCTGGATGAAGGCCACGTTGCTATTGTTCCTGTGGAGACTTCCACTGACCCTGAAACGGGTGCGTTTGAAATAGATTCACTACGCGTTGGCAAGGTAGTCGAGTGGTATCCGTCAGACGTAAAGATTGAACTTTACAATGAACGAAATGGCCGACATGAGCAAATCATGATGCCGAAACGTGCCGTTGCGCTGGTCGAAAACCCGCTCTATCCCATCATGAACGAACCGAACTCAACGATGCAGCGGCTTATCCGTAAGCTGGCATTGCTTGACGTTGTCGATGAGCAGACAAGTTCCGGAAAGCTGGACTTGATTATTCAGCTTCCGTATACCATCAAGACACCGGCACGTCAGGAGCAGGCCGAACGACGCCGCAAAGACATCGAACAGCAGCTTACAGGCTCCAAGTATGGCATTGCCTACACAGACGGTACCGAGCACATTACCCAACTGAACCGCAGTCTCGACAACAATCTCATGAAACAGGTCGAGTATTTGCAAGAGGTTTTCTGGGGGCAGTTAGGTATGACACAAGAAATTCTGAACGGTACAGCTGATGACAAAGCCATGCTGAATTACAACAACCGTGTTGTTGGTGCCATTATTTCTGCCATTGTGGATGAAATGAAACGAAAGTTTATCTCTTCAAATGCGCGTGGGCGCGGACAGTCGATTGTCTACTTCAGCGAACCGTTCAAACTTGTGCCAGTTTCCCAGATTGCAGATATTGCGGATAAGCTGCGTCGAAACGAAATCCTTACATCTAACGAATTGCGTCAGATTGTCGGCTTCAAGCCGAATAACGACCCGAATTCCGATATACTGAGCAATCCGAACATCAGCGCAAGTAAGGACGAAGTTGCCGTTCGATTCGGTACACAAAAATCTAATAAGGAGGAAGATCAAAATGGCGAAACATAGTTATGACTGCGCCGGTATGGCTACCAAATACGGTGTGCTGTGCGGCGATGGCCGAACGATTATGCCCGGGGCCTTTAAGGACCAAGATGGGACCGAAGTTCCCGTGGTATGGATGCACCAGCACAATTCTATCGACAATGTACTGGGCCATGCTCTGCTGAAATCCTGCCCCGAGGGTCTGCGAGCGTATGTTACGTTCAACGATACAGCGAAAGGCCAGATGGCCAAAACAGTTGTGAAGAATCATGATATCAACTCGTTCAGCATTTGGGCGGACAGCCTGCGCTATTCCGGTGATCGTTCCCGCGGGCATGTGTCCCATGGAATTATCCGGGAGTTGAGCCTGGTTTTGGCTGGGGCCAATCCTGGTGCCCATATCGAGGAAATTATGGCTCACGGCGCAGAGGAAACGGATGCCGGGGTTATTTACAGTGACCTCGATTCTATCGATTACGACAGTGGTGAGTTCGAAGACGTCCTTGAACATTCCGCTGAAGAAAAGGAGGAGTCTAAGATGGATGAGGAAAAAAAGCCTACTGAAATCAAAAAAACTGCGTCTGAAAGCGAAAAAACCGTAAAAGACGTTGTTAAGAGCATGACCGAGGAACAGAGAAACGTTATGTATGCCCTGATTGGGGCTGCAATGGACTCTGAGTCCGAAGACATTGAACACAACAAAAACAATGAGGAGGAACCCGAAATGATTAAGCACAATGTTTTCGACCAGAATGCCCCCACCCAGACCGAGGACGTTCTGAGCCACGACGCTATGGCCACCATCATCGATGATGCCAAAAAGGGTCGTCTGACCCTGAAGGAGGCCACCGAGGATTACCTGGAGCATTCCGCCGGTGATTACGGTATCAAGGACATCGGCAAGCTGTTCCCTGAGTACCACGAGCTGAACACGCCCCCGAAGTTCATTGACCGTGACCAGACTGCCGTCGGTATCATCATGGCCGGCGTCAAGCATGTTCCGTTCAGCCGCGTCAAGACAAGCTTTGCCGACATTACTGCCGATGAGGCCCGTGCACGAGGTTACACGAAGGGTAAGAAGAAGATCGAGGAGGTCTTCACCCTGCTGAAGCGTACCACCGACCCCCAGACCGTATACAAGAAGCAGAAGTTTGACCGTGACGACATCATCGACATCACCGATTTCGATGTGGTTGCCTGGGTCAAAGGAGAGATGCGCGGTAAGCTGAATGAGGAAATCGCTCGTGCTATTATGGTTGGCGATGGCCGTTCTCCTGCCGACGATTCCAAGATCAGCGCCGAGCACATCCGTCCCATCTGGACTGATGATAAGCTGTTCACCATCAATCGCCAGATTGAGAAGGGCAGCAGCGACGCCGATCTGGTCAACAACATCATGGACGATGCCATTCGTGCCCGCAAGGAGTATCGTGGCTCCGGCAACCCTGCGTTCTTCACCACCGAGGATGTTCTGGCCGAGATGCTTCTGCTGAAGGACAAGAACGGCCGCCGTATTTACAAGAGTGTTGACGAACTGGCCACTGCGATGCGTGTTTCCCGCATCGTTACCAGCCCTCTGTTCGAAAACCAGAAGCGCGAGGTCGAGCATTCCGAGACGCAGAAGAAGGACGTCTATACCCTTCAGGGCATCATCGTCAACCTGGCCGATTACACTGTCGGCGCTGATAAGGGCGGCGCTGTGGCGCTCTTTGACGACTTCGACATTGACTACAACCAGTACAAGTACCTGATCGAGACCCGCTGCTCCGGCGCTCTGACCGTGCCCAAGTCTGCCATCGTCTTTGAGACCATGGAGACTGTGAGCACCGCTGTCGCCGCTTGATTACGGGTTAGTCCAAACTAATTAAAATGGAGATTTGTCATGGCTAAATACTATGGAAAAATCGGTTTCTGTGTGACAGCCGAATCTGCTCCCGGTGTTTGGGCAGAGGACGAGATTGAGGAGCGCAACTACTACGGCGAGTTGACTCGGAATACTCGTCGTCTTCAGGGGAGGGAGTATCTGAATGATGGAGTGAATATCTCCAATCAAATCAGCATCCTTGCCGACCCTTATGTAACGGCAAATTTCCATACAATGCGGTATGCAGAATACATGGGCGTGAAATGGAAAGTCACGGATGTTGAAGTTCAGTACCCGAGACTTGTGCTGACACTTGGAGGTGAATACAACGGTGGGAACCAGACTTGACCTGCACCATGCACTGTGCGAAGTTATCGGATGCCCGGATACAGGGCCCGAGTGCCGTTGCTATTATCAGCCGCCTACCAAGTTGCAGTATCCGTGCATCGTGTACGGACTGGAAACGGCAGATACAAAATTTGCTGACAATCGCCCATATATGCGGAAAAAGCGTTATCAGGTCACTGTGATCGATAAAAACCCGGATAGCATTTACCCGGACATTATCGCACAGTGGCCTCTTTGTTTGTTTGATAGAACTTACAAAGCCGATAACTTGAATCATTTCGTATTCAACATTTATTACTAAGGAGGAAACAACCATGCCTAAGTTGGTTTGGGACGAGACCGGTACTCGTAAATACGAGACCGGCGTTAATCACGGTGTTCTGTATCCTCAGGACGAGACCGGCAAGTACCCCAAGGGCGTTGCCTGGAATGGTCTGACCAGTGTCACGGAGTCTCCGTCCGGCGCTGAGGAGACCGCCCTGTATGCTGACAACATCAAGTATGCTTCTCTGCGCAGTGCTGAGCAGCTGGGCCTTACGATTGAGGCCTACCAGTATCCCGAGGAGTTTGAGGCCTGCGATGGCTCCGCTGCTGCTTTGGACGGTGTGTATGTCGGCCAGCAGAGCCGCCAGCCTTTCGGTTTTGTGTACCGTACCGAGATTGGTAACGACACTGCCAGTGCGAATGACGACAGCTACAAGCTGCATCTGGTCTACGGCTGCACCGCTTCTCCCTCTGAGGAGCAGCATCAGACTATCAATGATAGCCCCGATGCTGTGAGCTTCTCTTGGGAGGTCACCACCAACCCCGTTGCGGTTGAGAACATGAAGCCTACCTCTTGCATTACTATCGATTCCACCAAGATCACCGATAAGTCCAAGCTTGCCGCTCTGGAGGATATTCTGTTCGGTAAGGATGCTGTTGAGGCCCGCCTGCCCATGCCCGACGAGGTGTTCGCAACCTTAAAAAACTCTTAAACGCAGGACAGATTTCGGATAGCAGATGGTCCGCTATCCTGTCTTCTGATGGTGAGGCCATCGAAGAAAATCTGCCTCCTGCGTGAGTTTTGACATTTGAAAGGAGAAATCTCTTATGCTTAAGAAAAACATCAAGTATGTCGACTATGATGGCAACGCCCGCGCCGAGGACTTTTACTTCAACCTGAACAAGGCTGAAGTTATCGAGCTTCAGCTTGGGACGGTTGGTGGCCTTACCAAGACTCTGGAAAAGATCGTTCAGGAAAAGGATGCATCTCGCATCATCGAGTATTTCAAGACTCTCATCCTGAAAGCTTACGGCGAGAAGTCCGCGGACGGCCGCCGTTTCATCAAGAGTCAGGAGCTGCGCGACGCCTTTGAGCAGACTGAAGCCTACTCTGAGCTGTTCATGGAGCTTGCGAGCGATGCAAAAATGGCAGCTGAGTTCATCAACGGTGTTCTGCCTAAAGAAGCGGCCGATGCGATTGGCGTCGAGACGACTGATGTAAACAGCTAAGAAACTGGAGGCAAGAGAATGCTTGAGATCACTATCCCTAAACAGGAATATTTCGACGAAAGCTGCGGTGAATTTGTCTATGTTCCCGAACAGCATCTGACACTCGAGCATTCACTTGTCTCCCTCTCTAAGTGGGAATCAAAATGGCATAAACCTTTTATTCAAGAGGAATCGAAAACCATTGAGGAATCGCTCGATTACATACGGTGCATGACTGTGAACAAGAACGTAAACCCTCTGGCCTACAGAGGAATCACGCCCGCTTTGTTCAAGCAGATCAATGATTACATTGATGCACCTATGACAGCGACATGGTTTTCAAAAGAGCAATCGAAAGGCGGTAAAAGTGAGGTTATCACCTCCGAGCTGATTTACTATTGGATGATTGCTTTACAGATTCCGGTCGAGTTTGAGAAGTGGCACCTGAATCGCCTGATCACTCTTATCAAGGTTTGCAACATTAAGAATGCTCCGCCTAAAAAGATGAGCAGGCGTGAAATTATGGAACGAAACCGCAGACTCAACTCTGCGCGTAAAAAGAAACCATAAGATTCCAATTTAGAAGGGGAGATAAGACATGAGACTTGGAATTGCTAACGGTAGAGTCCGTGTTCGTTACGGGTATGCCTGCTATGGCTACACACGAGGTAACGGAACAGTTTGGCATGGTGGTATCGATCTGGAGCTTCTGGACGGTACCACTTTTTACATGCCCACTTATAAAGGAAAAAAGATTCGCGGCAAGGTGATTACCGCCCGCATTGTAACTGACCATTCCAACAGGACATGGGAGTGGGGATATTACATTTGCGTGCGCCTTGATGCCAACCAGACACCCGATGCCGTAAATTATCTGTATTTCTGCCATTGCAGTAAGTTGCTGGCAAAAGTCGGCGATGTTGTTGAATCCGGAGATGCGTTGGGCATCATGGGCAATACCGGAAATGCAGCACTTGCAGACCCTCCGTATGCGCATGTTCACTTTGAGGTTCGCGCCACTTCTACAGGGAAGGGGCTTGACCCTACAGCTTATTCTGGCACGGAGAACAAGGTTGGCACTTACGGTGAAGCACCAACTCCGGTTGCAGAAAGCACGAAGCTTATCGATGTTTCCAAATACCAAGGTCAAATCAATTGGGCTCTTGTGCCGTATAAGGCCCTCATCCGAATTGGCTACCGTGGCTATCTGGATGCGGGTAATTTGGCGGTAGACCCGTATTTCGAGGCCAATATTATCGGCGCACTGGATAACGACAAGCTTGCCGGATTCTATTTCTTTACACAGGCGAAAAACACCACCGAGGCGAGGGAAGAAGCTGAGTTTGCCTGCAATCTGTTGGCTGGTCGAGGAAAAGGGCTTCCGCTGTTCTATGATTCTGAGTGGGGAACGAAGGAGCATACCGGACGCGCCGACGGTGTTTCCAAGAATGTAAAAACTGAATGCGCGAAAGTGTTTTGCGAGAAGGTGCGAGCCTGCGGATATTTGCCGGGTATTTATACCTTCACGAACTTTGCGCTCAATTACATCGATTACACCGGGCTTGTGAATTCCGGCTATATCGGTTGGCTTTCGGATACGAGGGCAGCGTTCAACACGACCCTTCCTCGCCATATTCACCAGTATGGACAAGCTCCGGTTACAGGCATTACTACCGGTGGTGACGTGGACATGAACAATCTTATCAAGGATTGGAACGGTTCTGCCGCAGACCAGATGCCAACGAAGATTATGCAAAAAATTGAGATTGGCCCTGTAAGTAACGGAGATGCTATGGCTATCTATAACCTTGCCAAGTCGCTCGGACTCGTAGAGCAGGGGCTCTACGGCGCCAGCTATGTGTGAGGTAAATCAAAATGGCCGGAATTGTATTTAAACATAAGGGTAATCTGAAGAAAACTACAAAGTTCCTTGAGCGAACCCTTAAAGGCGATTATCTGAAGAATCTTGATAAGTTCGGCAGGGAAGGTGTTGCGGCCCTTGCCCTTGCCACACCTGTTGATACCGGAAAAACTGCGGCAAGTTGGGATTATCGAATTGAGAAAACCAACTCTGGTACGAAGATTATTTGGACAAACTCCAATGTGAACAATGGTGTTAATATTGCCATCATTCTGCAATACGGTCACGGTACAAATCATGGCGGATATGTGCAGGGGAGAGATTACATCAATCCTGCCATCCGTCCTATTTTTGACAAAATTGCAGATAATGCGTGGAAGGAGGTAACGAAAGAATGAGTTCATCCATTGACCAACGCATCGTAGAGATGCAATTTGATAACAAAGAGTTCGAAAGTGGAATCCAGACGAGCCTTAAGAGTATTCGAAATTTGGAAAACGGCCTTCAGTTGAAAGATGGTGCGAAAGGATTTGAGAACATTGGTCGTGCCGCAAACAATGTCAGTTTTGACACTCTCGGAAGTGGCGTAATTGCCATTCAGCAGAAATTCACGGCAATGGAAGTTGTAGCAATCACTGCTCTTCAGAACATTGTGAATAAAGCTATGGCCGCAGGAGAACATCTCGTTAAATCTCTTTCCATTGACCAAATTTCTGCCGGCTTTGAAAAGTTTGGCTCTAAGACGTCTTCTGTTGCAACTCTTGAGGCTCAAGGGTACGCCCTCGAGGATGTCAATAGAGAACTTGATCGTCTTAATACATTTACCGATGAGACTAGCTACAATTTCACCGATATGGTCGCAAATATTGCTAAATTCACAGCCACCGGTAAAAATCTGACCGAGTCCGTTACGGCGATGGAGGGTATTGCTAACTGGGCGGCTCTTTCTGGACAGAATGCTCAGACTGCTAGTCGTGCAATGTATCAGCTGTCCCAGGCAATGGGCGCTGGTGTTATGCGTTTGGAAGATTACAAGTCCATCCAGAACGCTTCTATGGACACTGATGAATTTCGTCGCAAGTGCATTGCTGCGGCTATATCCCTCGGAACTCTTAAAGATAACGGTGACGAAACTTACTCCGCCGTTTCGCAAGGGGCAAAAGCCACGGCGTTCAATGTATCCCAGTTCACAACGCAGTTGACTGAGGGCGCATGGCTTACATCTGACGTCATGATGAAGGTTTTCAATGATTACTCTAAGGCCGTAACCGAAATCGTGGATGCTTCTAATAAGCGGAGCATGACAGTCTCCGAAATCATTGAAGAAATTCATTCGAAATCGGAGAAGGAAAGCATTTCCATAGACGAGGCAATTAAGTCTCTCGGCTACACATTTGACGAATTTTCGTTAAAAGCCTTTGAATCCGCTCAGAAGGCCCGCACTTTCGGGGATGCAATCGAATCCGTGAAAGACGCTGTCAGCACCGGCTGGATGAAGACATTCGAACTGATATTTGGTAATGCCGATGAAGCAACCGATTTGTGGACCGAACTCGCCAACCGAATGTATGATGTCTTTGCTGGGGGAGCCGAAATCAGAAATGAAATTCTTGAAAGTTGGAAAGACGCAGGCGGACGCACGGACTTAATCGATTCAATTTGGAATATCTGGGATGCGGTTGAATCAGTTGTTATTCCGATTAAAGAGGCGTTCGACAATATTTTTCCACCTATGACCGCCGAGCGACTTGTCAATATTACCTCCGCACTTGAGAGTTTCACATCTAAGCTGAAAATCGGCGACGAAACCGCAGATAAGTTGAAGCGTACGTTTTCCGGCATCTTTTCGGTGTTTAGCATTTTCAAGAAAATTTTAGGAACAGTTAGCGATGCTGTTGCTAAACTTCTCGGGGCAAGTGGACTGAAAGATTTGGGGAATATGCTGCTCAATATTACCGCTAAAATCGGAGATTTCTTGACGTCGTTAAATGAAAATCTTGATTTAAGCAGCTTTGAGTCTTTCCTCTCTTCGATTACAACTGTCATTTCAAATTTCGTTTCGAGTCTGACTGGTAGTTTTGGTTTGAGCGGAGTTCTCGGCGGTATCGGCTCTATCATAGGGTCCTTAGCATCCAAAATCGGCGAAGTTGTAAGTCAAATTGTTTCTTGGACAAAAGAAAATGTTAGCTTGATGGGGATTGGGCAAACGCTTGGCACAATTTTCGGCATTCTTGTTGGCAAGAATATTGTAGACGCAACTAATAATTTATCGGGGGCAACCAAGTCAATCAAGGAATTCTTTTCGAATCTGTTCGATAAGAAAAAAGAGAGCGGCTTGAAGTCGAGCATTTCGGGAATTTTTGATTCGTTACACGATTCGCTAGAGAATTTCACGGCTGGCATAAAAGCAAGTGCATTACTTGAGATTGCCGCAGCTATCGGCATTCTTACGGAATCTCTTAAGACCATTTCTGAACTTGATCTCGGCGGTATTGTAAAGTCGGTAACGACCATTGGCGTACTCTTCAAAATGTTGAGCATGACCTTAGAATCGGTAACAAAGACTCTTCAATCTAACGGTTCTAAAGGTTTGGTTAAAGCCGGGGCCAGCATGGTCCTGATGGCCGAATCCATGAAAATTCTTGCCGATGCCATGAGTAAATTTGGCAATTTTTCGCTTCCAGAACTCGGAAAAGGGCTTACCGGAGTAGCTGGCGGGCTAACAGCATTATGCTTAGGTCTTAAAGCGATTAACGGGGTCAAGGTCAGTCTTACCACAAGCGTTGCTATGCTGGCACTGGCCGAAAGTTGTAACATTCTTGGCGATGCCATGACCAAATTTGCCGGATTGTCTTGGGATGAAATTGCCCATGGTCTTGTCGGTATGGGCGGAGCATTGGCTGAACTTGTTGTTGCGATTTCGGTATTGGGGAAATTCGGTGGCTTTTCTTCTTTGCTTGGAAGTGCTGGAATTTTTGTTGTTGTGCAATCTCTTGAACCTTTGGTTGATGCTTTAGCTAAATTTGGCTCAATGTCGTGGGAAGAAATTCAACGCGGCTTGGTTGCCATGGGCGTAGCCATAGGAGAACTTAGTATCGCTCTTATTGCTGTTGGGAAACTTGCTGGTTTTTCTGGAATTTTTGCCGCTGGAAGTATAGACCTCGTTATTCTCGGAATGGAACCTTTGGTTGATGCTTTAGCTAAATTTGGCTCAATGTCGTGGGAAGAAATTCAACGCGGCTTGGTTGCCATGGGTGGGGCACTGGTTGAAGTCTCTTTATTCTCGGGCGCTCTCGGTGTCATTGCTGGCTTTTCCGGATTACTCGGAGCTGGCAGTATATTGCTTACAATTCAAGGACTGAGTGATCTTGCGGATGCACTTGCAAAGTTCGGGTCAATTTCCTGGGAGCAAGGTATGCAAGGCCTTGGTTTTATGGGCAGTGCACTATCCGAGATTGCTATAATCACTGCGGCTGATGGTCTTCTTGCCGGAATTGCTGGTGCCATCGGTAGCGGTTCGCTGCTTATAGCTATTCAAGGACTTGGCGATCTTGCGGACGCTTTTATAAAGTTTAGTGAGATTCCGTGGGAAAATGCACAAACAGGTCTTGCCACAATGGGTACAGCATTAAGCGAAATTGCCGGTGGGGGATTGCTTGCTACATTTTCAGGCTTTGGAGCATCTGCGATATCGGAAATGGCTAACCCCCTCGGTGATCTCGCCGATTCTGTAAAGAAATGGTCAGATGTTACTGTACCGACTGGAATCGCTACACAGTTAGGAAGTTTAGCTTCAGGTGTAAACGGATTTATGTTCGCTGGTTCCGGAGCTGATGCTATTGCGACTGTTGCTAAACCAATCGGCGATTTGGCTAACTCTGTAAAGAAATGGTCCGACGTTGTTGTTCCGCAAGATATCGGAACGCAACTTGGTTCGCTTGCTTCGGGCGTGAATGGATTCATGTTTGGAGGGATGGGGGCTAATACAATCGCAACTTTGGCCGAACCTATTGGAAAATTAGCTATTTCTGTAAAGAAATGGTCTGGTGTTACAGTCCCAGACACATTGGGAACTCAACTGTCGGGGCTTGCAACTGGCGTCACCTCGTTTACCTTTAGTGGACTTGGAGCCTCTGTTCTCAATCCAGTCTCTGAGGGATTGACCTCTCTTGTAGAAGCCGTAAAAAAATGGGCAGATGTTTTCATCCCGGAAAACATGAGCACGGACCTTCAAAATCTTGCTCTTGGGATTTCATCCTTCGGGCCAGATTTTTTAGCTGGATGGTCACTTTCCGCAGTTGTCGGTCCCCTGAAAGAACTAGCCGATTCCGTAAAGGCATGGAACGATGTTTCACTTCCAACTAATATGCAATCCAACCTAGAATCACTTGCTAAAGGTGTAGAAGCGTTTAGTTTTTCAGCATTCGGTGGGTGGTCAATTTCGGCAATAGTAACACCTCTTAAAGACCTTGCTGCTTCACTTTCTGCCTGGAATAACGTTTCGTTTTCCGGCAATCTTGGCGAAAACCTTGAAAAATTAGCCACTGGACTTGAATCAATGGCCGGAGTTAGCTTCGGCTATGGGTATGCTTCAACTTTGGATTCTGTCAGAAGTTCTATTTCGGAATTTTCGAGCATCGATTTTGCATCGATTGCATCTGGATTCAATCTTCTTAACGAGGCCGGGACTAATCTCCAGGTTTCGTTGAGTTCGTTGCTTGAAATTATTTCTGGCTATGCAAATAGTTTCAATTCAGAAGGTGCATCGCTAGCAACTGCACTATCAGAGGGTATGCTTCTCCAATCTGAAGTTTTGACTACTACTGTAACGATTTTGTTGACCAATGCAGTTTCATCGGCGAACCAGAAGTATAACGATTTTCTGAACGCCGGCTCTTACTTAGCTACTGCTTTAGGTGCTGGTATCTCTCAGAACACATCCACGGTCAACGCTGTGAATGCCACGATTGATACGTCCCTGCAAAGCATTCAAAATAGGCAGGGAGACTTCTATTCTTCTGGTGATGGTTCGGCAACAAACGTGAGCAATGGCTTTGCGAGTAAGCAAGGTGCTTCCGTAGGTACTGTGGAAAATCTGATTACCGCTTGCGTTAGCAAAATCAACGCTATGCGAACGGATTTCTTGACAGCAGGTACTTATGCTATCGGCGGTTTTATAGAGGGTTTTACGTCCAAAATTCAGTCTGCTGCTGAGGCGGCTGCTGATTTGGCCCGAAGTGCTCTCAATGCCGCAAAGTCCGCACTAGACATCAATTCGCCGTCCAAGGAATTTGCCTGGCTCGGTGAAATGTCTGGCGAGGGTTACATCCAGGCTATGCACAAGATGGTGAGCAAGGTGTCTCAGAGTGGAACCGAACTCGGAAACACTGCTGTGAACTCCACAACGCTTGCCCTTGAAAGTTTGATGGACTTGATCAACAATGGCATCGACACCGAACCCACCATTCGTCCCGTCATTGATTTGTCGGATGTTGAGGCCGGGCTTTACACGCTCAACGGTCTTATGTCTGATCGTCGCACATTGGCATTGGCCGGTTCTGTCCGTAATGTCAACAGCGCGGCCCGTCAGATGAGCGCTCCTGTTTCCACGAATGACAACAGCTCGGCAAATCAAAATGAGCCTGCACCTGTTGTTCAGGAATTCAACCAGTACAACTATTCGCCCAAGGCACTGTCCCGCCGCGAAATCTACCGTGATACCAAGAATCTGTTCGCTATCATGAAGAGAGGAGGCAAAGCCTGATGATTCAGTCCCTGACCGTAACAAATTATCTTGGCGAAAGCCTCACCATCCCTATGATGAATTCCGAATCAACGGGGTTCATTCTTCATGACATGACAGGTCTTGGCCCACCCACGGCGAGCGTCAACACTTCAAAAGTGGCGACAAAGGATGGCTCGAAATACAACTCTGCACGAGCGGAAGAGCGCAACATCGTGCTTCCTATGTATTTCACACCAATTCCCACAATTGAGGATGCACGCCATCGCTCCTACAAGTATTTCCCGCTTAAGAAGCCCGTTATTCTTGCGTTCAAGACCGACAACCGTGAATGTCAAATTGTCGGCTATGTGGAGACTAACGAGCCTGATATTTGTTCTGACCGAGAGGGATGTCAGGTGTCTATCATCTGCCCCAATCCGTATTTCAGCTCCATTTACGATACCGTCACTTCCTTCAGCGGTGTTGAAGCGGCTTTTGAGTTTCCGTTCTCCAATGAGGATACTCTGGACACTACTAACCTACTTATTGATAGTGACGGTAATCCTATTCTTGACAGTTATGACCGGATGATTGCATTTGGTGTTTTAGCTGCCGGGAGCCCGCACATTGAATTTGGCAAAATCGTTGTCAAAGCTGAAAACATTGTGCGGTATGGGGGTGATGCAGAAAGTGGTGTGCAGATACGAATTGCAGCATCCGCCACGGTCAAGAACATCACCATTTACAACGTAGATACCAGAGGAACCATGCACATCTACCACGATAAGCTTGTGGCGTTGACGGGTTCCGGCATTGTAAAGGGTGACGAAATCATCATTACAACTGACAAGGGGTCGCGGTCTGTGACCCTTCTCCGAAATGGTAAATCCACAAACATCCTGAACGCTATCGACCCCCGAAACGACGAATGGTTCAGCCTTACAAAAGGTGATAACATTTTCGCCTACACGGCGGACGAGGGTTCTGATTATCTGATGTTTGTGGTTGACCACACCACACTCTACGAGGGTATCTAAGATGAACGCTTTGATTATGGACACCAATTTCGAGGTCGTCTGCGTTCTTGACGATTACGAGTCCTTTATCTGGTCTGACCGTTACAATGCTTACGGCGACATGGAAATCTACGCTCCGGTCGAGGCGGTGTTCTATCAATTCATCAAAGACGGCTACTATGTCTGGTGCAGTGAATCGGAACACCTTATGATCGTTGACGAAATCGAAATTGACACTGATGTTGAGTCTGGCAACCACCTCACGGTGAAAGGCCGCTCGCTTGAGTCGATTCTCGAACGGCGCATCGTTTGGGAACAGACTGTCCTTGACGGAAACTTTCAAAATGGTATCAAAAAGTTACTCACAGATAGCATTATCTCTCCTGCGATTGCTGCTCGTAAAATCCCGAACTTCATCTTCAAAGAAAGTACCGACGAACGCATTACCGCTTTGAATGTTCAGGCACAGTTTACGGGCGACAATCTGTATGACTCGATAAAGGCTCTGTGTGAAGCTAACAATGTTGGATTCAAGGTTACACTGAACGACAGCTTCCAATTCGTATTCGAGCTTTACATCGGCACTGACCGGTCTTACGAGCAGACTACGGTGCCGTATGTTATATTCTCGTCCGGGTTCGATAACATTATCAACTCCAACTACTATGAATCGAAGAAAGACATGAAAAATGTCGCTTTGGTCGGTGGAGAAGGCGAGGGGTCGGAGCGCCGCTACACTACGGTGAATGGCAATGGAGGAGACGATACAACCTCCGGCCTTGACCGGCGAGAGCTCTTTGTGGACGCCCGTGATATTTCGTCCAAGGTCGACGACAAGACTCTGACCGACGAGGAATACACGGCGCAACTCAAGGAGAGAGGCGCAGATAAGTTGTCGGAGGTAACCCCTGTTGCAAACTTCGAGGGCGAGGTTGACGCCACACAGCTTTATGTGTATGGCCGAGACTTCTTTATCGGGGATATTGTCGAGGTTGCCAACGAATACGGCAAAGAGGGCCACTCCCGTGTATCTGAGGTCATGTATACCGATGACACAAGCGGTATCAGCATTGTTCCGACATTTACAACAGTTTAACAGAAAGGAGTGATTGAGCATGGCACTTACTTATGGGTTCTACAACTCGAAGAACGGTGATAGGAAATATGATGCAGTGACAATGTCCCGTATGTTCGATGGCATCATTCGGGATGGTGTTATCAGTGCTTTCGGCAAGACCTTTGCGGTGACCGTAAACTCCGGAAACAAAATCAATGTCGATACCGGACGCGCATGGTTCGACCATACATGGACCCTGAACGATTCCATCATGGTTCTGGACTGCGGCACGGCTGAGGTTCTTCAGGACCGCTATGATGCTGTCATTCTTGAGGTCAATGAAGATACAACCGCACGCTGTAACAGCATCCAAATCATCCATGGCTCGCCTTCGACTTCCCCCGTGAAGCCAACCCTTACAAAGACCGAGCATGTGCATCAGTATCCTCTCGCTTATATTCTGCGCAAAGCCGGAAGCACTGCCATCTCCCAGCAGTACATTGAGAATGCGGTCGGCACTTCTGCCTGCCCGCTGGCAACAGGGGTCCTGACCCAGATGTCTACCGACCAAATCGTTGCCCAGTGGGGAGCAGAATTCAGCGAGTGGTTCAACGACCAGCGAGAGACCCTTACCACGGATGTCGCCGGTAAGCTGAATGCCCGCATTGACAAGCTCAAGACTTACAGCTTTACCCTGAAGGCCAACGCTTGGTCGAGTGCCGCACCCTACAGCCAGACTGTCATGGTCAGCAATGTCACCGCCGATACGAATATGGGTCCGATGTACTTCGAGCCTACCGGAACGCAGAGCAAAGACGAAGCACTTCAAAATGCGTTGGAGCTGCTGTCCTACGGTGAGACCGGCAATGGATTTGTGAAAATCTACTGTTACGACGCCAAGCCGACTATCGACATCACAGTCCTTGCAGACGGGAGGATTTGAGTATGGGTAAGATTTCAAAGGCCATCAGTGCCGGTTTGTCCATGTTCAAGCTCCGTAAGGCCACGGCTGATGCTTCTCAGGTTCTTGAGGGCAGTACCTTTTACTCCGGTAATAAAGAACTGAAAAAAGGAATTATGCCGAATCAAAAGTCTTACAGTAAGGTTTTAAATCCCGGCGATATGATCAACTTACCGGAGGGTTATTACAACGGCAACAGAATAATGGCCAATGCTCGAAATATCGGCACCGTCACATTTCACCTTCCTGAAAAAAACACTAGCTACGAAAATGTGACTCTTACGACAGATGTCGGCCATACGATTCTCGGTATGGCAACCGGAAGAGTGATAAACTATAGGTCGGTGATTTGGAAAGAAGAAATCGGCGGCAATGAATGGTACAACAATATGCTGGTGGACCTTTCTTATAGTGGAAGCACCGTTAAAATTGTCGTTACTATACGAAATTGGTCCACTACAGTGGTAACCGATCTCACATTCAGTTACATGTATTAAAAGGAGGAACTTCAAAATGCCTAAAATTGTAGATTATCCTGAAACCGACCGTGTTGCGAAAAATGATGTTTTTCTGCTGGACGGTGCGCAGGGCACCAGAAAAGGGCTTGCCTCTTGGGTGGCTGTTGAGCTGGCTGGTCTCATCTCTCCCATCAATCACTGCAACGTGTTCCGGGGTAAGAACCTCGGCGGTGGTGTAAGCTCTGCCCAGAAGGCAGCCATCAAGGACGGCACCTTTGACAACCTGTACATCGGCGACTATTGGACCATCAATGGTGTGACTTGGCGTATCGCAGACATGGACTACTTCCTGCGCTGCGGCGATACCGATTTTACCAGTCATCATCTGGTCATCGTGCCCGACACCCAACTCTATACCGGCAAGATGAACGAGACTCATACGACTGAGGGCGGCTATGTCGGCTCTCTGATGTACAAAAGCGGCCTCGATCAGGCCAAGACTGCCATCGCTGCGGCGTTTGGCAATCTCGTTACTACGCATCGCGATATTCTCTGCAATGCCGTGTCCAACGGCCGTCAGAGCGGTGGTGGCTGGTTCGATTCCACGGTTGAGTTGATGTGTGAGCGTATGGTTTACGGCAACTCGGTGTTCCTGCCCGGCTGCGATGGCTCGTTCATTCCATATAACTACACGACCGGCAAGTCTCAGTTCGCACTGTTCCGTATGGCACCGCAATACATCTCAAATCGTCAGTGGTATTGGCTCCGTGATGTCGTTTCTGCGACGGATTTCGCCCGTGTGAATTACAACGGCGGTGCGGCCTACAACTATGCTGGCTTTGTCGGTGGCGTGCGCCCGTACTTCGTAATCAGCGTAGCATAATCGCGCCGCACCATTGCGGCGCCGCTTGTGGAATCTTGAGATAAAAGGAGGATTTTCCCATGGAAGATCGTAAGTATACTCTTACCTTTGCCAGTGGCCTCGTCATCGAGGAGGCACGGCTGAACGGCAATAACTTTATCACCCGGATGGAGGTCAGCAAGGACACCTTTGCCGACATCTGCTCTCCCGTCATCATTGACAATGGCGAGGTTAAAGAGACCCACCCGTACATGGAGTGTGTGCAGGTCACGAAGAACGCCGACGAGTATTGGTTTGTTCTGCGTGATATTACGGATTCTGAGCGCGCGGCGGTCAAACTGCGTTCGGATGTCGAGTATCTGGCCATGATGACCGGCGTAGAGCTGTAAGGAGGAAATCAAAATGGAACATTCCCCGAAGTATAAAATGGTCAAAAAGTTCTATAAGGTCTACAAGGTCTGGTCTATCGACCGCGTGCGTGACGCCGTGGAGAAGGGCTGGATTACCGAGGATGAGTTCAAAGAGCTCACCGGTGAGGACTACTAAGCCATGAGCGTTTTGGCAAGCGATAGACCCGTATCCAAATTTGAGGCTGTCTACCATGCATATGTTATGCGTGATATGTTCAACCAATTGGTTCTGCGGAATTTTGGAATCCGGGACGTTGGGCCTATCGCAAGAAGGAAATATATTCTTGGAAAGGATAACATAGAAAACCGTGACAAGTATGAGTGTCTGCTTGACGAGTACCGCGGCGCCATTGCGCGTTTTGCGGCCTCGGTAGTACAGGACGTTAGTGCTGCTAACGCTATTTATCCAAAAAACTTGAGCGAATACAACCAACGGCGCGCTTACCAAACCCATGCCTTAGCTGCCTGTCGGCAACTCACTGTAGAAATACAGAGTGTCGTCGATACTTTTGACGTGGACGTAAATGACTACGCCCAGTATTCCAATGCTATCAATCGAGAAATCGATTTGATAAAACGTTGGCGCAAAAGTGATAACCGATTTTGCAAGCGATTCTTGGGCAGCCCCTAACTGTGTCGTTTCTGCGACGAATTTCGCCAATGTGAATAACAACGGCAATGCGAACTACAACAATGCTGGCAATGTCAATGGCGTGCGCCCGGATTCCTTTCAGCTACTACTGATAAGGAAGGAGGGACTGTCCATTCCCTTGCAAGTGGGATAAATACTAAAGCCTGAAACAATTTACTACGGTAAGTATTGTTATAACGGTGAATAATTTGACGCATTGCGAATCTGTTATCACGGACGTCAACAACCTGTATTCGGGCTATCTGAAAGCGGTCAACACTTCAAAATGGAAGCCTTCGACTCAGCATTTCATATTCGATTATCTCACCGAGTTGTTCTCTATACAGGACGACTTGAGGAATCGAACGCTGGTCAATGGTCCCACCCAGGAGTTTGAATTGCATGAACGCGGAAAGATACGCCCGATTACTTCTTTGACTGTACGAGACCGTGTGATACGTCACACCTTATGCGATTGTGTCTTGATGCCGGAAATTCGTAAAAGAATCATTTACGATAACTGCGCATCATTAAAGGACCGTGGAATCGGTCTACAGCGGAAACGCTTTGAAATTCACCTGCACAAATACTATGAGTCCTACGGCAATGACGGTTATATTCTGTTCGGAGATTTCAGCAAATTCTACGACAATATTATCCACGAAATTGCAAAAGAGGACCTGGCGGGGTTAGTGAATCACGACCCTTTTGTCGAATGGCTCCTTGGCATTATATTCGCAGGCTTTGAAATCGATGTCTCCTATATGGACGACGCCGAGTTCGAATGCTGCATGGGAGCTGTCTTCAATAAACTGGCCTATCGGGAAGTTCCGAAAGAACTTCTGACCGGCGAGAGATTCATGCCTAAGTCTGTCAACATGGGTGACCAGATTTCGCAGGCGGTAGGCGTTTACTACCCGCACCAAATCGACAGCTATGTAAAGACGGTCTGCGGTGTAAAGTTCTACGGGCGCTACTGCGACGACTTCTATGTTATGTCTCCGTCCAAAGAGTATCTTGAGTTCCTATTGAAGGCTATAACGGCCATTGCGGAAGAGCGAGGGATACACATGAACCGGAAGAAAACAAGAATTGTGAAAATCAGCAGCACATACAAGTATTTGCAGATGAAGTATTCCCTGACGAGAGACGGCAGAGTAATCAAACGCATCAACCCAAAGCGCGTAACAACTATGCGCAGAAAGCTCAAGAAACTTGCGGTTAAAGTTGAGCAGGGCGAAATGCCATACGAGAATGTAGAGAATATGTTCAAGGGTTGGATGGGCAATTACTACAAATGTCTGTCTCGTCAGCAGCGAGAGGGTATCGTTGGATTATATGAGACATTATTCCATAAGAAGGTCTATGTGAAAAACAAAAAGCTCATCATCGTGAGTGTATGATTCGGAGGTGAATTAAAATGGAACCATGGATTCACACGCTTGTGACGGTAGTGGTCACTGCGCTGGCCTCCGGTGGGTTCTGGAGTTTCCTGCAATACAGGAGCGAACGTACCAATAACTGGAATAAGCTTACGCTCGGCCTGGCACATGACCGCATCGTATGTCTTTCGGACAAGTACGTGGCCCGAGGGTATATCACCCGTGACGAGTACGAGAACCTACATGATTATCTGTACCTGCCATATCATGCCTGTCACGGCAACGGGACGGGGGATAAGGCAATGAAACAGGTAGATGCACTTCCGATGCATGAATATCCTATTGATAAATAGGAAGGAGTAGTGTACAATGAGTAACGAAACATATGATATTCTGAAATGGGTAGCACAGTATCTGCTGCCCGCCCTGGCTACGCTGTATTTCGCAGTTGCCAAGATTTGGGGCCTGCCCTACGGTGAGGAAATCGTCGGCACCATTACGGCTGTCGATACTTTCCTTGGGGTTCTGCTGGGTATCAGTACGGCGAACTACAACAAGCAGAACGGCGCGAATAATAACCAGTAAATGTAGGCGGTTCGTACTTTATTCCTACATTTTTGAAATTATTTGACGATGGTACGTTGTCGCTTTGTTACAGTATATAGGAAAACGTGATTCGTATAAACTGTAAATCGACGTACATACGATAGAATGAAAGCTGTTGGATTTGGTTAGAGTATGGAAAATGCGAATTATTCGTACACATTCCATACACTAATTTCCAGCAGTTCTTTCATTCTATTTTATTTTTTCAATTTCAGTTCTTAACCATTCATTGGTTCTTTTTGTGTAGACACGTTCTGTCAAATCTTTGATGGAATGGCCTACAAGATATTTGATTGCATACTCGTTGACGTCGTATTGCTTGGCCATTGTGACAAATTGTACGCGGCAATCATGTGGCGAATGCTTTCCAAATTCGAGTGTTTTACAGACTAATTGAAACCAATCGAGATACTTGGCATAATATATGTAATAGTCATGTTTAGACTTATCTCGGGCAGCAGAAAATAGATATTTGCTGCCTAGAGCTCTTGATTGGGCATAGTGCTGCTTTACAATTTCTTGGATGTTTGGATGTATCGGAACTACTCGATTTGTGCCGCTTTTTGTTTTCTTCCCACCTGTGAATGTCATCTTATCCAAGTCGACATTCTCGAGTAAGAGTTCGCATAGCTCGGTTGGACGCCATCCGGAATAGCAATCAACGTATAGCAAATCCGCATGTTCAACTTTACCAATGGCAGCTTTGAGTTTTTCCATTTCCTCATTCGTGAAGTTGATGTGGCTTTTTATCTCATCATCGGTCTTAGTCTCAAGCGTTACAATTGCAGCTGGATTCTTATCCGTAATCTCATTTAGAATAGCATATTTGAACATGAGTGACAACAACATTTTTATATATCGTTGCATGTCAAGCGTTGGAGTACGCTCCGAGCCTTTTACAGTGACGGTTCCATGTTCCATGCAGTATCGAACATGATGAGTTTTAACTTCGGAGACTTTAAGATTTGCGATAGAAGAACAATATTTCCACGCAGACTTGTACGTCGCAATGCTCTTTCTTTTTGGATAAAATTCCGCGGACCATCTATCATATAGCTCACTTACGGTTATATCTTTTGAAAAGTCAAATGGGTTCTTATTATACTCCATGAGGGCCTGATAGGCATCATTGTATGTTTCAAAATAGGATTCTGGTTTTAGAAGTTTACAGATAGGCCGACCTTCTTGGGTCTTACCTACAGTTACCATAGCTCGAAAAGGTTTCCTAAGCGCTCGTCCTTTGATTTCGGATATTTGTCCGAATCCATTGGGCAGGCGCTTTCTTTTATTGCTACGAGGTTTGCGGATGCGAGTAGCTTCAGGCTTTAAGGGATAGCCGCAGTGAGGGCATAAAACGGCCTTGTCGCTAACTTGAAGCTCACATTCTGGACATTTGATTAGCATTGTCAGCACCTCCTTTACGGCCATTATATTCTAAAGTGTAGGAATAGTCAACTCCTACGCTGTCGAATACTTGCATTTTTTGTTAGTTCAGGACACAGGTGACGAAATCCTATGCTAGATTAAAGTCATCCAAATTATGGCAGACTTATTTGGATATACTCAACCTGCATAGAATAAGAAAGGAGCACCTATGACTATTCCTGAATTCGGGACCGGTTCGGTTCCAGTCTCTGTGGTGGCTAAGGTCTACGGGAAAGACGCGGCATGGGTTCGCGCCGGTATCATTGCCGGATGGCTGCCTATCGGTGTCGCTACAAGAGCCGGAGAGGCAGTTACCAAAGTCGAAGACATCGATTCAAAGCTCGGACGTATCAACTTCTACATTTCGCCGAGAAAACTGTGGGAAGAAACAGGATACGTATGGAAAGGAGAACGTTATGTCGACTGTCATTAGAGCTGAACTTTCGCATAAAAGCAAGTATCACATTGATAAGCATCGGTATTACGAGCTCAAACATTTCTGTCTTCAGTATCCGAATTGGAAGAAATCTTACGCAGAGGTAGACGCTATGGCTCAAAATGGGGAACACGAACGTACCTCTCCTACAAATCGAGTATCGGACATAACTGCGGCCTGCGCTGAGAAGAAACTCTATTATCTCAAGCGAATGGAGTTGGTGCATGAATGTGCGAAGCTGGCAGACCCTGACTTGTCCGAATATATAGTGAAAGCAGTCACTTCAAATCTAGGTTATGCGTATCTCAAAACTAAGTTAGACATGCCTGCATCGAAAGACATGTACTATGACCGCTATCGTAAATTCTTTTGGCATTTAAGTCAGGCGCGGAATTAACAGGTGGTTATATGGAGGTGATGTCAAAATGACAAAATCTGAAAATAGTGAATCGGCTATGCATTACAAGAATGCTATGGAGTTGGCACCTAACATCTCAAAGGAGTACACTCCCGACTATCTTACTGTCGATGATGTAACAGCTTTGGTTTTGATGGGGCGGTGCGCGCTCATATGTGCGGAATCGTCGACAGATGATCCACTATGTAAAGATTGTCGTTTGAAAGCCAAACAAAATAAAGAGGGTTGAAACATACCCTCTTGGCTTTCGCTAAAATTGCACGTCATCATATGGAGGTGATGTGTATGATGATTGATATTTTGAAATGTCATCAACCTAATAAGGACGGCATCGTCAAGATGATGTATCGCGCTGACTTTTGTGGTCTGCAAAGATTGAGTAAAGAAGCTCATGAGAATGGAGATTACAATAACGAACGGCGGTATAGTCAGAGGGCTGCTGTCGCATTGTATAAGAGTGTTGATGATAACTCATTCTCTCGACGTTGGCATATCGCTAGAGGTTAAGAACCAGACCGCTGTAACATGCGGTCTTTCTTTTACGCGAATCAAACAGGTGGTTATATGGAGGTGATATTGTTATGAAACCAATGCCGGAAAACCTTGAATATTATTACGCTGGGGATGACAAAGACAAGCCCATCAGAATTTTTGTAAGGGACAGAGAGGTCAAGGATAAAATCAGATGGTGCGTGGCGTCGCTATCCAGTGAAGAGGCAAAGAGGCTTTGCGAGTTTTTACAAGAAACACTTAACTAATCGATTAGGCCGCTGTAACAGGCGGTCTTTTCTTTTTACGCGAAATTGGCAGCTTGTAATATGGAATACTATTTAATGGAGGTATACACTATGAAACTTATCCCTGTTAATGGACTGCCTGAAAAGGTTACGCACAGAGAGTATCTGAAAGCAGGACAGAAGGCTCTTGAGGAATTCAAGAAGATTCCGGACAAAGTCGTTGAGGTGACTTTTACGAAGGAAGAATATTCGAATCCTTACTCAGCCGTCTGTATGATGAACCAGATCATCGTGCGCGATTGCCTGAACATGGCCGCCCTTATGAGAGATGGTAAGTCGTATCTCGTAAAGCTGTATTAAGGAGTTGGGCTCCGTGGAAACACGGGGTCTTCTCTTTTATATTTTTAAGGACTCAGGTTACGGAAAGAGGTGGTAAATTCATATCATAAAAATCCCGGGGAGGAAAATTCAGAAAAACAATTTAAAAGGAGAACGTTATGGGATTCAGTATTGGCTATTTCATTTGTGGGTTCATTGCCTGCGCGATTGGACTCATCATTGGATGTACATGGACAACTCATTTGTTTGCAGGCAAGTATCTGGTAGGCGAGCTTCGAGTGGACCGTTCGGATGAGGATGGTCCTTTTTGTTTTATGGCTTTGAAGCCCGACTGCGGCGATTTCATCAGTATGGACTACATTATGCTGAAAGTAAAAAGAGAAGATTTCCTTCCGCGTAAATAACATCACGTTATATGGAGAAATCCAAATTATATTTTTGGAGGATTATTTATGAAGTTCGTAAAAACTGTAGATCAAATTGCATTTGGAAATCACAAGCTAAAGAATTTTGGTCTTGCGTCGCTTTTGATTGGTGCCGCCGCTACTGTCGCGGGAGTGCTGACAATTGGTGCAAGCGAAACAAATTTTTATGCGAAGGATGATGAAGGCCAAGCGCTTATGCAGGGTGGGTACGATACATTCATAGAAGCTGTTACAAACAAATAACCGATTTCTCGAAAGACCTTATGGAAACATGGGGTCTTTTCTTTTTACGCTGATATTTCACTTGCTTATATGGAACCAATTACATTTTGAAAGGAGAAATTCAAATGGACACCAATTCGGAACTGTTGAACAAACGTATCGAGGAGAGTTTGAAAGCTCTGCCCGACTTGGAGGCAACAGACCGCGAGAAACGAGTCAGAGAGCTCGAATCGCTGTACAAGCTCAGGATTGAGGAAACGAAGACTGAAACGGAAGCACGTCAGAAAGGTGCAGAGCATATGGATGCTATGTGTCAGGCACAGGCCGAAGCTAAGGAACGCAAAATCAATTTCGGGGCGCGTTTGGCATTTGATGCTTTGTCACTCGGATTACAGCTCGCGGCCTACAGCTGCTTCATTAAGGCCGGCTTCAAATTCGAAGAAACCGGTACGTTCTGCTCGAAGACATTCCGGGATGTCACCGGAGGATTTATGAAATTCATTAGAAAGTGAGGTTACAGGCCCTATGGAAACATGGGGTCTTTATTTTTAGCACATATTATGATACAATTAAGAAGTAGCACGGGAAGGAGTGCAACTATGAATAATCTTATTAAAATTATTTTTGCAGGTGCCGCGGCTATTGTAGCTGGTAAAACTGTATCCAATGCCGCAAAAGAACACGCCGACGAAACCATGCGCAATAAAGAGGCTCTCCTGAAATTTGCAACCCGAGAGCAAAGGCCCGAAAAATAACAAATAACATAAGGAGTTAGACTCCCTGCTGAATAAGCGGGGAGTCTTTTCTTTTATATGCGATATTTTACCGAAAAGCCAAAATATTACACAACTATGTTCGGCGAAACCTATCATTGCAATCATCCTATCTACAATACTTGTACTTTATATAAAATTGGATATAAAGGAGTAGGTGTAATTCAGCAACGATACGACGCTCAAACAAAGCACACGTATTGGACCGAGATAGACCCGTGGCTATGCGATATTTTGTATTTAGCACCCGGCTTTAAAGACTTCTTCAACGAGTATGCGGCTGAACCAACAGGCAATCTGTATCCTACTGTGAATGTGCGCCAAGTGATGTGGCGGCTGCGAATGAAACCTTTAAAACGGGAACGTTGGGAGACTGTGTTCGACCGAAAGACTTTGTAACGGCGCGAAAATCGCAGGTACTAATATGGAAACAATGTAGCTCAGTTTGGTAGAGTGCCCGGTTATTCGGGAGGTCACGAGTTCAAATCTCGTCCTGTTTCTTTTTGTTTTATATTTTTTCAGCAAAGGAGACTTTTGAATGAAACTCAATCGTAAGCTCATAGAACAGGCATTCCGTGAAACTGTCAAATTCGTCGAACGCCAGTCGCCGACAATTCTCACCGGACTCGCCGCCGCAGGTGTAGTAACAACTGCTATCATGGCTGTTCGCGCGACGCCTAAGGCTATGGCTATTCTCGAAGAAGAAAAGCTGAACCGTGCCTATGCAGGTAAAAGTGAGAAACTCAAAGCAGCGGAGGTTGTCAGCAAATGCTGGAAGTGCTATGTGCCGACAGCGTGCATGGCCGGTCTCACGATTGCCTGCGCCATTGGCGCCAACTCGATTAACCTTCAGCGCAACGCGGCTCTGAGTTCTTTGTACTCGGTCAGCTCGGCAGCGCTCAAAGAATACGAGGACAAAGTGGTTGAGACCGTTGGTGAGGAGAAGAACGCTGAAATCAAGCAGGCTATTGCTAAGGACCGTATCGCAGCGGCTCCTGCGCAGAATGATATTTCACTGGTTGAGCCGGATGACGTTATCATCTACGATTGCTTCTCCGGACGCAAATTCAAGTCAACCATTAACAAGATTCAGGCCGCTGTCAACGAAATCAACTATGACATCACCATGTCCAGCGATTGGAAAAGCCTGAATGAGTTCTATGGGGAAATTGGCCTGGATGAGATCAAGCCCGGTGATGCTATGGGCTTTGGCACTGACAATCTGCTTGAGCTGGATTTCAGTGGTCAGCTCGATGACAACGGCAGACCGATTGTGGCTATGGACTACAAGGTTATGCCCAAACCAAAGTATTGGGGAGAGTATTGATAAAAATACCGAGTCCGCAAAAAAATCACCTGCTTATGTGGAAAGGAGGTAAATTATGAAACCGAAGATGAAAATTTCGATGGTCATGGGTATTCTTGCCTATGGATTGACTATGGTTGGCGCGGCGTTAAGCCAGTACGTAGCTATGAAGGAGTGGAAGGATGAAATGACAGAGAAAGCCGAAGACGAGGTTAAACCATTACCTAAGTCCAACAAGTAAGAGCTAAGACCCTGTGGAAACATGGGGTCTTCTCTTTTATATCTGCGCGATTTTTTCACGGCCTGATATGGAGGTGATAAAAATGAGTGTCAAGAAACTCAAGAAAATTTATTGTCGAGTCGTCGGAGTCGAGACCTTTGCCGAGGCGATGTTTAGGACTCTGGTTGGAGTTGGCGAGTTTATTTTCTTTGCGTGGATGATTAACGACATGATTAACACTCTTGTGGCCAGAGGGTACTAAGGTACCCTTTTGGTTTTATTTTTGAAGAAAGGAGAAAACAGATGAATCAGGTCGTTGTCATGGTTGAATGCACCAGCCGAAAGGAGTCATACGATTTCTTCGAGAAGCTGTGTGAGACATTCAATCTTTTATATTCCAGCGAGTTCGAAAGCAGCGCTATTGCAGTAGACCTTCTGAACGATTCGAAGAACACCGTGAAAATCACTCTCAAAGGGAATGACGCCATCAATAGCTATCCTGTGATTGAGAAATTCATGAAGTGGTACGGAGCATGAACCGCGCACTTGAATTGCAGATACTCGACCAATTCACGAACGAAAACTATTTCGAACCCGCTAAAAATTGGCCGCGATACGAAGCAATGTATAGAAGCTGCTGCCGCTGGGCTCTTGATGAAATCCGCAAAGAATTCGCGGCGCGTCCTCAATCAACCGTGCTTGATATTTTAAGCGACCTTTACGCCGAGATGGAGGCTGCTATGGCCGGAGCCGATGAATGCGCTCGCTGCAATGGCATAACACCTACCCCGGCGCTTGTCTTTTCAGTCGGACGTGAAATGACTGAAATCGTAGCTGGATTATATTTGTAAAGGAGAATAATCACCATGCTTATTATGCGTAAAATTCCTCTCGATGTTCCTGTGAAAGAACTGACCGTTGGAGACGAAATTCTCATTCACACCAAGTCCTTTGGCTCGCAAATCCTGGATGTTGTCCGCGACGACGAACGTGGGCTGCTTCTGATGTTTGAGGACTGCATTATGGAGAGCGCCATGAACGAAGGGGATACGAACAAAGGCGGCTTTGCGGATTCAGCGCTTAACCTCCGGCTTTGGGAGCAACTCAGACCCGAACTTCCCGACTTCATCAAGAACCGCCTTATCGAGTTGTCGGTTCCGACCTATGGCATGATCTTCGGCCACGATGAGTTCTACGACAAGTTCGAGCCGGACTCTGACGACCAGCTGCCGTGTATGAAAGTATGCAAGAACCGCATTGCCACTTTGGAGGACGGCACTCGCTGGTACTGGCTGCGGAACGCCACCAAGAAAGATGTTTCTGCGACGCGTTTCGCCGATGTGAGTGACGACGGCCGTGCGGACTACGGCCTTGCTGGCATTGTCTATGGCGTGCGCCCGATTATCCTTATCGAGAAGTAATCCCGCGGCGTCATGCCGCGATATAAAAAGGAGCATCTTATGAAAATGCCAACAGTATCCTATAAGCAAGCCGCACGCGTCTTGCGAAAAGCAGCTGTAAAACAGGCGCCTGTACTTCTGACAGTAATTGGCATCAGCAGTATGGTGTCATCTACGGTTTTGGCTGTACGAGCGACACCGAAAGCCATTCTGTTGAAGGAGAAAGCCGAGATGGAGAAAAATCGTGATATTTCGGCTTATCAGGAAGCGCAAACCCTTACACCTGTGGAACTGGTTCGGAGTTGCTGGCGCTGTTATACTCCGGCCTTCATCATAGGCGTGTTTGGAACGGCCTGTCTCATCGGCGCCAACAGCGTCCATTTGCGCCGCAATGCTGCTCTCGCCGCTGCCTACGCTTTGTCTGAAACGTCTTTTAAAGACTACAAAGAGAAAACTGCTGAGGTCGTCGGTGAGAAAAAAGAGACCGAAATCCGCAACGCAGTAGCTAAGGATGCCATCGAGAAGAATCCACCGATGGAAGCCGCCATTATTGAAACGGGCTTTGGTAACAACCTGTGCTACGACCCAATCTGTGGAAGGTATTTTCGATGTGATATCGAGAAGCTGAAATCATCGCTGGTTGAGCTCAATATGAGCCTGATTTCCGAAGGCTGGGTGTCTCTCAACGATTACTACGAGCGGCTGCGGCTGCCGGAAAGCAGAATTGGCGACGACCTTGGTTGGAACCTGAATGAGTGCCACGATACAGTCCAGCTGAAACTGAGCGCACAACTTGCCGATAATCTTGCACAAACGCCTTGTATGGTCATCGGATTCCAGCACGGCCCTATCTACAACTACGACAGCCTGTAACTCCGCGAAATATGCAGAGAGTTATACGGAAGAAATTCCTAAATTTAATATTTACAAAGGAGTAACTAAAATGGAAAACGAAGAAATTATGATGAACGAAGAAACTTCTACTGAGGAACTGGTTCCTGTGGAGGATAACGCCATCGACGATACTGCGTTGACTGTCGAAGAAGAAAGCTCTGAGGGCGGCTCTGCCGCCGGTGCGGTTGCACTTGTAGGTATGGGCCTCATGGCCGTCGTTGGTACGGTACATGTGGTCAAGACCTATGTTGCACCCGCAGTGGCGAAAGGAGTCAATGCCCTCAAGGCAAAATTCGGCAAAAACAAGGTCGTCGAGGGCGAGGCCACGGAAGCTACCGAAGGGGAAGCGGAGGACACCGTAACGGAGTAATCCACGAATCCGGTAAATAAGAATTTACTGAAAGCCAAAGGCTTATGGAAACATAGGCTTTTGGCTTTTTCTTTTTTGTGCTTTGAAAGGAGAACAAAGCTATGAGTTTTTGGAAAAACGCATTCGTGTTTGCTTCCGGCGCAATCGTTGGTGCGGCTGCTTTGACCGCGTTTACCGGTTATCAAGCATTCAAGCTCCTGAAGAAAAACGACACCCTGTACAGTGCCGTGGAAGAAAGTGTGAAGGCTGGTGTGCATACCGGTGGGAACGAACTGGGCAATCGATTGGCAAAGATTGTGACCGATAAGGTGTTTGACACGAATCAAAGAGATACGCATATCAAACATGCCTATGTCCCAACAATCGATGCGGCGGCACAGTTCTTGGCCAAGTATCCAGATACAACGCTCAGATATACCGATAAAGGATACGAGCTTACATGGGAGGACTGATGTGACTCGTTATATTTTCAGAGGCCAGGTGCTCGACCAATTTGGCGGCATCCTTGACCGTCATTGGAGAGGGGAGACGGTAGCCGGTTCGCTGGCTAAAGCAAAGTCTAACCTCAATTACCAATGGAAAAAGACCCATAATTTCCCGTCCGGAGCCAAAGTAATTCTGGATGGACATTATATTTCAGAAGAATTGAAGAAAGGAGCCTGAAATGGCTGAAATCGAATTTCCTAACAATTCCCATGCTGCACGAGAAGGCAAACGTCAGGAGAAACCGCGCGTAGAGAAGGTCGTCAATGGCACAACCAAACTCAAGCGCAAGAGCGAGGCCCGTAAATTCGCTGATATTTTTATCAGTGACGACATTGACAGTGTCAAGAACTATGTCCTGATGGACGTGCTGGTTCCGGCTATCAAGAAGGCGGTTGTGGATATTGTCTCTGATGGCATTAACATGATTATCTACGGAGACACTTCCAAGCGGAGTAATTCGGGCACCTCGAGGGTCGCTTACGGGTCGTACTACAGCGGAAACCGCCCGGAACCCAGGAGCACTATCGGCAATCGCACGGGCCTCGATTACGATATGCCGATTTTTGCAAGTCGTATGGACGCTGAGGAAGTCCTGACCACACTGGAGGATATGATCGACCAGTACGGAAGTGCTTGCGTGAGCGACTTGTACGATGCGTGCGGTCAGACTACCTCGAATTATCAGCTCAATAAATTCGGTTGGACAAGTCTGGCCACCGCGTCTGTTGTCCGAGTTAGGGACGGATATATGCTGAAGTTGCCAAAGGCAACGGCACTGTGAAAGGAGTGATACTTTGTTCACCGATAAAGAAGTCTTTTCTACGTGTGTAGAGAAATATAATTGCTTTAATGCCGCTGTTCGTAAAGGGTCCGCGGTGCTCGAACCGATGAACGACATCGAGCGTTATGTAAGCATCGTCGAAAAGATGCAGAAAACGTTCATTTCAAAAAACCACGACTACGGCAATTCGTTTGCCACTACCTGGCGGGAATTTGGGGATAAGGGGCCTATTACTGGTGTTGCCCAGATTTCCCACAAATACCACCGCCTGCTGAATCTCGCCTTAGGAACCAAACCTCAGGTAGATGAGAGTATCGACGATACGCTGATGGACATGGCCAACTATTGCATCCTCACGCTTATGGAGCTGCAAAAAGACCGTGCCAATAAAAACGAGAAGGAGTAATTACCATGAAATTCAATGTAACTGATATTTTGAAAACCGCAAACCGCAGCCTGTCTATGACCAAATTGAAGATCGCGAAGCACAGCCCGGAAATCCTGCTGGTTGCCGGTGTTGTCGGCACTGTGGCCTCCGCCGTGCTGGCCTGCCATGAGACAACCAAGATTTCTAAAATTCTGGATGACGCCGGTGCCACTGTTGACGCCATTCACGACTGCATCGAACATCCGGAACGTGCGGAGAACTATACAGCCGAGGATGGCCAGAAGGACCTGCTCATCACTTACACCCAGACGGGCGTGAAGTTGGTCAAGCTGTATGCACCTTCCGTGATTCTTGGAGGTTTGTCCATTGCGGCCATTCTGGCGAGCAACAACATCCTGCGGAAACGCAATGTCGCTCTGGCCGCAGCGTTTGCCTCTGTCTCCGAGAGCTTCGACGCCTACCGTGGTCGGGTCATCGAGAAGTACGGCAAGGACGTCGACACCCAGCTTCGTATGGGTGTGAGCGAGCAGGTCGTTCAGCGTACCGTTACTGACGATATGGGCAACGAGAAACAGGTCGACGAGATTGTCAAGGTATGCAACCCTATGGGCTCTCCGTATGCAGTCTTGTTCGACGAATGCAACCCCAATTGGCAGCATCAGCCCGAATACAATCTCATGTTCTTGAAGGCTCAGCAGCAGATGGCCAACGACCGCCTGCGCGCGAATGGTTTCCTCACTCTGAATGATGTTCTCGACAGCATCGGCTGCAAACCTACCAATGCCGGTTTGGTCGTTGGTTGGGTCTATAAGAAAGATAATGACGCCGGTGATGATTTCGTCGACTTTGGCCTGGACGACAGCCGTGAGAATGTTCGCGATTTCATCAACGGGGATGAGCCCTCTGTCTGGCTGGACTTCAACGTTCAGGGCTCCATCATGAACCTTATCGACTGATTTATATTTTCTGAACCAAAGGAGGAATCTGCAATGTTGAATTTTATATCTTATACTTTCGCTGCATTTGCCGGCATTTTCTTTGCTGGAGGGATTGCGGTGCTCTCCGGCGGAAAGGGGAAATAAATGGAGGGTCTCGACAACATTATCGAAGTAATCGATTACATGCTGAATACCCGAAGAAAGCGCCACATTATTGGCGGAATCCTTATCAGTATGTCGGCCCTGTTCGGTGGGCTGGCAATCACCGCTATCACAATTAAACCGGAGGACGATGATGAATAAAGTTTTATATTTTGGTTTGGTCATCGGAGCAGCCGTAGCAGGAGCCGCGGTTGCTCTTTACTATGCCAAAGATACCGAGCGTAAACGCGCAGACGAGGAAATCGCCCAGATGCGTGAGTATTATACCAGCAAAGAAGAAAAAAACACTCACGCTGCTAAGGCCTCGACAACGCCTGAAAGCAAAAATAAGAAGTCTCAGGAGATGCGCGATTATCAGAAAATCGTGAAGGAAAACTACGAGCAAAAGCACACTCCTGATGGTCCCACAGTCATTGCGCCTGACGAATTCGGTGAGAATCCCGGATATGACAAACTCAGCATGACTTTATACGCAGACGGCATCGTGGCCGATGAGAACGATGCGATCGTCGAGGATATGAACGACTGCATCGGCTTCGAAAGCCTGGCTCACATGGGCGAGTACGAGCCTGATATTTTGTACGTCAAAAATGACCGTTTGCGCGTGTACTACGAGATTACACGAGACCTGCGCCAATACGAAGAAGTGGCAGGAAGTCTGCCTTATAGTCCGGGGGTGACCTGATTTGACAAAAAATGAGACGTCCGCGGCATACTTCGAATGGCTGTGCGGTTTTGTGTGTGTCGGGTATCGTCGGGATGGCCTCAGCTATAAGAAGTTGCTGAACCGTCTCAACGAAATTGATTTTCAATTTAGCATCGCCATGGATGCGAATCGCGAAGCAGATGGTCTTGACCTTCGGTATCGCTTCGGTAACGAAAAGCACATTCGGAACTACATTATAAATCGTTACCTTGACGATCATCCATGTAGTGTTCTCGAGATGATGGTAGCTCTGGCGAATCGCTGTGAGGAAACCATCATGGATGACCCCGAATACGGAGATCGTCGCGGCCAATGGTTCTGGGGTATGATTACCAATCTCGGCCTTGCCTGCATGGATGACCGTAAATTTGACGAGATGTACGTGAACGAAAAGATAAATGCCTTTATGAACCACGAGTATTCCCGTAATGGAGAAGGCGGACTGTTTTATGTCCGTAGACCGTATACCGACATGCGTCAGGTTGAAATCTGGATGCAATTAAACTGGTATCTTGACGAATATGAGGTGAAATAAATGAAACATCTGGCTGTTTGGAAAATTTATGGGGCTTTTAGTCCCTGTGATTTGGCTACGGCCAATAACCTGAACGCTGAAACTCTCTACAAGGTTGCGAATGCTACCTACAAGTTCGTAAAGGGTCAGAATCGACTGAACACTGTTATCTGGTTGTCACTGGTTGGGTCCCTTATGCTCATCGACATGAACCACAAAGCTATCGAGAACCTGCGTGCTCAAAACTTGATTCTTGCCAAGGGGATTGACAAGCTCAAGACGAATACTAATGCGGAGGAGACGGAAATGTAATGCTTGACTTCCTGCAAGTGTCAACCCGCTCGAAGGCAAAGGGGGTGACCGAAATTTACCCAAAATTCGTATTGAAGTCTCAATCTACGGATTTGATGATTCGAGGCGGGGACTTTTATGCGATTTGGGTTGAAGACCGTGGGCTCTGGTCAACGAACGAGTTGGACGCATTGCGACTGATTGACCAGGCCCTGGATGCCTATTCCATAGAACATGCCAACGAATTCAGCAGCTCAACATTCACGCTTCACATGTGGGATGCTGAAAACGGTATGATCGACACCTGGCATAAGTTCTGCCAGAAGCAATGCCGAGACAATTTCCACATGTTGGATGAGAACTTGATATTTTCTAATGTCGAGCTCAAGAAAACCGACTATGCGTCCAAGCGTCTGAAATATCCGCTGGAAGAATGTCCAACTCCCGGCTGGGACAAGCTGATGTCGATTTTATATTCTCCCGAGGAGCGCCATAAAATCGAGTGGGCCATCGGCTCTATCGTGACAGGAGATTCCAAAGAGCTTCAAAAGTTCATGGTTCTGTACGGCCCTCCCGGCAGTGGCAAGTCGACGGTGCTTAACATCATCCAGCAGCTATTTGACGGATATTACTCGGTGTTTGATGCCAAAGCCCTCGGCAGTGCCAACAATTCTTTTGCCTTGGAAGCATTTAAGACCAATCCGCTTATCGCCATTCAGCACGACGGCGACTTGTCCCGTATCGAAGATAACACCCGTCTGAACAGCCTTGTTTCGCACGAGCTTATGACCGTGAACGAAAAGTTCAAATCGGCATACGCTAATCGATTCAAGGCTTTTCTCTTTATGGGTACCAATAAGCCTGTAAAGATTTCCGACGCGAGGTCCGGCATTCTTCGCCGCTTGATTGATGTAGAGCCAACGGGGGAGAAACTGAATGGCAAAGAATACCACAAGGCTATGAAGAAAATTCCATTCGAGCTTGGTGGCATTGCCTGTCACTGCCGTGATATTTACCTCGAGGACCCTGAGTTCTACGATGATTACATCCCTGTCAATATGATGGGAGCGTCAAACGACTTCTACAACTTCGTGAGTGATTCATATCCTGTCTTCAGTAAGGCTAACTCGACATCTCTGAAAATCGCATACGAGATGTATAAAAACTATTGCGAGGATGCCAAGGTAACCTATGGCTACAACAAGCGCCTGTTCAAAGAGGAGCTTAAGGCTTACTTTGATATTTTCCAGGAAAAGCACATCGATGCGGACGGAAGTACCATTCGAGGGTGGTACGAAGGCTTCCGAATCGACAAGTTTGATGGAAGCACCGGAAAAAAGCCTGAATCTGCGACTGTAGTCATGCCGGCGATTGAGTTCAAAGAGCAGTCTTCAATCTTCGATGATATTTGTGCCGATTGTCCGGCCCAATATGCGAATGACGGAGGCACCCCCATCAACCGCTGGGACAAATGCCGAACTAAACTCAAGGACTTGGACACATCCAAGCTCCACTACATCAAGGTTCCCCAGAACCATATCGTCATCGATTTTGATCTGAAAGGAGGAGACGGAGAGAAATCTTTTGAACGCAATTTGGAGGCTGCTGCGCAATGGCCCAAGACCTACGCAGAGTTGTCCAAATCCGGGCGCGGTATTCATCTTCATTATATTTACAGCGGAGACCCTGTACAGCTCAGCCGTATTTATGACGACGACATTGAAGTGAAAGTATTCACGGGAAAGAGCAGCCTTCGCAGACAACTCACCAAATGCAACAACCTTCCAATTGCGACCATCAGTTCCGGTTTGCCATTGAAAGGAGATACAAAAATGGTGAATTTCGATTCCGTGAAAAACGAGAAGGCTATCCGAACGCTTATCAAGCGGAACCTCAATAAGGAATACCATGCAAACACTCGTTCAAGCGTAGATTTCATCAAGAAGATACTGGACGACGCCTATAACTCCGATACAACCTATGACGTAGGAGACCTGTACAATGCCGTGCTGAACTTCGCAGCCAACTCGACGCATCAGAGTGATTACTGCATCAAACAGGTGGCGGCCATGCACTTCTCAAGCGATGATATTTCACCGGCTGTCAAAAACGACGAGGCACCCATTGTGTTCTTTGACTGCGAGGTGTTTCCAAACTTGTTCCTTGTCAACTGGAAGTACCGGGGCAAGGACAAGAAAGTCGTTCGTATGATTAACCCGACTGCGAAGGACATCGAGAAGCTTATTCGGTATCGGCTCATCGGTTTCAACTGCCGCAAATACGATAACCACATGCTCTATGCCCGTATGCTCGGTGCACCTAACGAGGAATTGTACAAGCTGTCGCAGCGAATCATCAGCGGAGATAAAAACGCGTTCTATGGCGAGGCCTATAACATCTCTTACACTGATATTTATGATTTCAGTTCCAAGAAGCAGTCTTTGAAGAAATTCGAGATTGAGTTGGGCATTCACCATCAGGAGCTTGGCTTGCCTTGGGACCAGCCTGTGCCTGAAGAAATGTGGCCTAAAGTCGCCGAGTATTGCGACAACGACGTCATTGCAACTGAGGCTGTATTCGAATCGCGCTCCGCAGACTGGGTGGCACGGCAGATTCTGGCGAGTTTGTCTGGTTTGACTGTTAATGATACCACCAACCAGCACACTACCCGAATTATATTTGGTTCGGACAAAAATCCGCAGTGGCAGTTTAACTATCGCGAGCTGTGGAAGCCTGTTCCGTATACCAAATATGAGGAACTGCGAGAGGCTTACGGGCACGACTACGACTTCCGCGTGTGGAACGAGAAGGGCGAACCGCAGTATCGCAGTTATATTCCCGGAGAGGAGTTGCCTGTTGGTTGGAGCATCATGCCGTTCTTCCCGAATTATGTCTGGACCGGGTACAAGTCGTACTGGGTCTATGATATTTTGGATGCCACACGAGCCAGAAACGATGAGGCCTATCTGAACGAGCTTCTGAACGCCCAAAAAGATGTAGAGACTTGGTGCAAAAAGACAGGAGAAAAACCCCTGAATTTCATCGAAGAAATTCCCGAGGATGACATTTCTGAAAAACATTATAATGTTATCGAGGAAGTCGGTGAAGGAGGCTATGTCTACGCAGAGCCCGGCATGTACGGCAACGTTGGGCTGGATGACATTGCGTCTATGCACCCGTCCAGTCTGATTGCCGAAAAGCACTTCGGAAAGTACACAAAAAACTTCGAGGATTTGAAGAATGGTCGTGTTGACATCAAGCATCAGGACATCGAAGCCCTGAAAAAACTGCTGGATGGCAAACTTGTTCCGTTCGCAGAGGCTATCGTGGCCGGTACTGCCGATTATACTTGGGATGACTTGGCTTACGCGCTGAAAATTGTCATCAACTCGGTGTATGGACTGACGTCCGCGAAGTTCAGCAATCCATTCCGTGACCCGCGTAACAATGACAACATTGTAGCCAAGCGTGGCGCTCTGTTCATGGAAACACTTAAGAAAGAAGTCCAAAGACGGGGATTCATCGTAGCGCACATCAAGACCGATTCCATCAAGATTCCAGATGTGACTGATGATATTCTTGATTTCGTCGATAAATATGGCCGTGAGTACGGTTATATTTTCGAGCATGAGGCTACTTACGACCGTATCTGTCTGGTAAACAACGCCGTGTACATTGCCAAGTATAATACTCAAGGTATCATCAATAAGGGCGGCAAACATGCAAACGAATGGACTGCCACAGGCACCCAGTTCCAGATTCCGTATGTTTTCAAAAAACTGTTCAGTCATGAAGAAATTCAGTTTGAGGATATGTGCGAGACTAAGCAGGTGTCCTCGGCCATCTATCTGGATATGAACGAGAAACTACCTGAAGGCGAGCACGATCGTCACTTTGTCGGTAAGGTTGGGCTGTTCTGTCCGATAAAACCTGGTGCTGGTGGAGGACTGCTGGTTCGGGAATCTGTCGATAAAAAGACCGGCGAAACCAAATACGACTCTGTAACCGGGGCAAAGGACTGGCGCTGGATGGAATCGGAAATGGTCAAGGTTCTCGGAAAGCAAGACGACATCGACAAGGACTACTACAACAAGCTCTGTGACAATGCCATTCGTGATATTTCGGAATTTGGTGATTACGAGTGGTTTGTTTCTGACCAGCCTTATGTTGGGCCATGGTACGAAGATGGTAAACCGCAGTATGAGCCTGATATTCCGTTCTAAACGCACTAAGACCTTATGGCAACATAGGGTCTTTTCTTTTTTTAAGGAGGAGTATGTTCTGAAAGCAAAAGATATTTTTAAAAAACTCGTCTACACGTACAAAAACAAAGACGAGTTTCAGGTGACGGACGCGGACATGGCTAAGGTCATCCGCAATATGTTCGTCAAGGAGACCGAAGACCTGATCATCGAGCGCGACATCAAATACACTTGGCAGTTCGTGAATCTGTTGACTGAGCAGAATGACAAGTGGAATGCACTGACTCGCATGTTCAAAAACAATTTCGGTTCCAGTCCCATCAGCAAAAACGACTTCCGTCGCCGCGTTGTCAAAGAGGAATGGCCTATGTTTACGGCTGAAATCCCGGCTATGAAACGCGACACCATGCCCGAACTCGAAACTGTCCTCAAGAAAGTATAAAGGAGAAACTTCTATGGAACGCAACAATAAACTCGCAATCGATAATGCCCGCATCATCTTCAAGAACTTCACCGGCAAAGACGATAAGTTTGGCCGTGAGGGTGACCGTTCTTTCAGTATTGTCATTGAGGATGATGCGCTGGCCGAGCAGCTCGCCAACGACGGCTGGAATGTCAAACCGCTGACGCCGCGCGACCCTGATGAGAAGGTCAACCATTTCATCAAGGTGAAGATCAGCTTCAAAGTCCGCCCGCCTAAGATTTGGCTGCTGACGAATCACAAACGCACTCTGCTGGACGAGGATACCATCGCCACGCTTCAGTACGCCCGCATCGAGAATGCCGATGTGGTTGTCAGCCCTTGGCGCTGGGAGGTCAACGGCAAGACCGGTATCGCGGCCTACCTCGAAACGCTGTACGTAAAAATCGAAGACGACCCGTTTGCCGACAAGTACGCCGACTACGAGAGCAGCGACGAAGTGCCGTTTTAATTGATATTTAGGGGTGCCGAGTGGAGGCAGAGTTAAATGTCCGTGGTCACTCAACTGGGCGAGTGATGTGTCAGCAAGGAAACAGCCCCTACTGATATTTTGGAAAGGAGATGGCCAGATGAAAAAATTCACCCTCAAAGATATTCTGAGCAGTGCTGCCAAATGGGAGCCGCCTGAAAAACGCGAGCCAACACCGAAAAAAGTTGCGCAATCCGAGAAGAAGCCGGTAAAGCCTGCAAAAATCCCAGAGAAAACTGACTACAGCAGAGAATTTATTAAGAAATTTAACAGTCTGGCCGCCTCCAGAAGCCGCTGGACAATTTGGGAAGACTTTGTTGTTTTGTTCGCCTGTTCCATTTCCAATGCGGTGGACCAGACTAAAGAGCACTATGATATTCGTGAAGAACGGTATTTGCGGACTATTAAGAAGTATTCCAAGGCAGAAGCCGAGGTCTTTCCCGAATTGGCCGCTTTAGTGATTTGCGCTCTTGATGAAAATCCTGAGCAGGACAATCTTGGAAAGCTCTTTATGGATTTAGACCTTGGCAATGAGCACAACGGACAATTTTTCACACCGTATCATGTCTGTCAGCTCATGGCCGATATAAGCTGTAACCTCGGGGATGATATTTTCAGCGTGAAAACGGTCAACGACCCTGCGTGCGGTGCCGGAGCCACACTTATAGCAGGGTATCATACCTATCGGAAGCTGTACGCAGAAAAGAACCTCAATGCTCAGAATTACATTTTGATGTATGCTCAGGACATCGACGAAACTGTCGCCCTCATGTGCTATATTCAGCTGTCGATGCTGGGGATTGCTGCTGTGGTGAAAGTAGGGAATACATTGACAGACCCCATGTGCAGCGGAGATTCAACCGAAAACTACTGGTATACGCCTGTATATTTCCTGCCGCCATGGAGCGATAGACGGTTAATTCAGGAGCTTTGCAAATTGATGAAAGGAGATGCCAATGAAAAAGTTTAAGCTTGGCGAGATGCTTATGACTTGCGGGATTGCCGATGAGGAAAGATCAGACCGGGACTTTGCAATGTTCGTTAATAAAAGTATTGAACGGCATGGCAACTGCGATTGGGGAGACCTTTGTGACGAAGATAAAGCCACTAACGATGATGCCCTTAAGTATGGCGGTCAACTCATGAGCCAGTATAGACGCAAAGGTTATCCTTCTCAACGAATCTGGATTATTACGGAAGCAGACCGTAGTTGTACGACGGTGTTGTTCCCGCATGAATATTGATATTTGCGGAAAGGAGAACCGGTATGAATATTATTATGTACGTGGACCATCTAACGAAAAAAGAGTGCCACTGTGGATTACCAGAATTCTACAAGTTGGTTGCAGCCAATATCGGATATGCCGTTACCGAAAATACTCGATACGACTGCCGAAAGATTCAGTGCACTGGAGAGGTTGAAAAAGAAATCCGTGCTTACTATTACGAGAACGGGTATACTCCGGAACAATTCGGATGCTTATGGTTGAGCTTCGGACCGAAAGCAAGCTTGGCGGATTTCATAAATCCTTGGGGGTATCGAGTTCGTGTCGAATCCGGTGCTATCTATGAAGAAGGAGAAAAGAAACATGACTAAAATTCTTGGCGGCATTTTGCTGATTGCTGCGGCTGTGATATTTGCAAGCATCTTTGCGGGACTTGCTTCCGTTGGCTGGACTGTGATGGTCCGGGTTATACTTGAGACATTCAAGTTCATCGGTGCATTCCTGATTGCAGTGCTAGGAATCGCGTTGTTAGAGGCGTAAGGATGAAAGATGATTAACTTATACGACTTTCAAATCAAAGCCATCGAGCAAATGAAAAACGGCTGCATCCTCTGTGGTGATGTTGGGAGCGGCAAATCTATCACGGCGCTGTCCTACTACTATTTGCAAAACGGTGGTGACCCCGATAGCTTACAAGGTAGTGATTATATTCCTATGGGCGACCCGCCGAAAGATTTGTATATCATCACCACGGCCCATAAACGTGACAGTATGGAATGGGAACAGGAGATGAGTCGGTTCTTACTCTCGCCTCATTCCGAAGTCAATCTCTACCAAAACAAAGTCGTTGTGGATTCGTGGAACAATATACAGAAGTATGTCAATACGTATGGCGCTTTCTTTATATTTGATGAGCAGCGTGTGGTTGGGAGCGGAAGCTGGGTCAAAGCGTTTCTGAAAATTACCCGGCGGAACCAGTGGATTCTTCTGTCAGCCACTCCTGGCGATACCTGGCAGGATTATATTCCCGTCTTTGTTGCCAATGGATTTTACAGGAACAAAACCCAGTTCTTGCAGGAGCACGCCGTCTATTCGCGCTACACGAAGTATCCGAAGATTGACCGATTCGTACATACGGGAAAGCTCTGCGCGCTACGGAAGGATATTCTGGTTCCAATGGACTTCCATCGTGGCGTTCAACTCCATCATGAAGAGATTTATGCCGAGTTTAACAACCGTGCGGTCAAGGAGCTTTGGAAAACACGTAGAAATCCTTGGACGCAGGAGCCCATTATCAACGCCGCAGAGCTCTATTACGATATTCGGAAAATCGTAAATACGGATATTTCCCGGCAGGTCAAGCTCTTAGAGATTTTTGAGGACCATCCAAAAATGATTGTGTTCTACAATTTCGACTACGAGCTTGATATTCTGCGTGGAATGACCTTTGGAGACGCTGAGGTAGCCGAGTGGAATGGCCATAAACACGACCCGATACCAGATGGAGATAGCTGGGTCTATCTTGTGCAATACACAGCCGGAGCTGAAGGCTGGAATTGTATCGTCACTGACACGACAGTGTTCTATTCGCAAACATACTCCTACAAAGTTGCCAAGCAAGCCGAGGGACGAATCAATCGTATGAACACTCCTTTCAAAGACCTGTATTACTATCATCTTACCAGCAAGTCCTTCATTGATATTCGTATTCGTAAGGCTTACGAAGAGAAACGCAATTTCAACGTCAATAAGGATTATAAGCGGTATTATGGTGAGTTCAAGGTGACCGCATAATTTTCATGGCCTCGTATGAAAGGAGTGTGATCTATATGATTACAAATAATGGAATCCAAATGCTGAAACTAATGCACTTGCGCAAGGTGCTTACGGCCTTCGAACCGATTGCCGGCAATATTGGTGAAGCTAACAAAAATGCTTTGAAACTTATCGACGTCACGAATGCCGATATTTACGACAAAACCATGGAAGTTAGCGAGCAATATCTGCAATCGTTGGTAGCGGTCGGAGCCATGGCAAAAATGGCATTGGACGGCTTGGCTTTATATGACAAAATATGATTAACTCCCAAAAGACCTTATGGCAACATAGGGTCTTTTCTTTTAGCCGGAGGAAAAATGGCGAAAAAGCTCGACGAACAACAGAAGCGTTGTACGGACTGCATTTACCTTAAAAAAGTGAAAGACCTTAATGCAGAATGGCATTTCACGAAATTCTGGATTTGCAGCGCGTGTAACATTGAAATTCATCATATAACCGACAACGAATGCCATGTTCTCAGCGAGAACTATGGCTGATATTTGGAAAGGACTTGATTACAATGTTCACTTTTATTGCTGGTGTTTTCACAGGTGCTATTGGAACGATTTTTGTCATGGGCCTTGTGAATGCCGGAAAGCCCACTGAGAGCGACATGCAGGTTGAGCGCAACCACGCGAACGTCTGGAAGCGCGAGGCTAAACAGTGGGAGACCGCCAGCATCCGCCTTCACGACGAACTGCGTAGTGCTACCCGCATGGCCCAGTATTGGCGCGCTCGCTGCATGAATGCACACTGCGATTTTACCGCTGCGTGTGATGGTGAAGGGCATTATCCTGCCGACAACGATGCTCCTACTCGTGAAGAGAAGCTGGTCAGTGATATTATGGACGCGGTTGCCGTAGTGGATAAGAAAGATGAGGCGATTCCGGCATGAATAAAGGAATGGCTATGGTTGCTATCGATGAGCTGAAAAAAGCTCGTGAAGAAGCCATTAAGTTCGCGCAGGAAACCGATAACGCAATTATAATGCTTATCGGAAATACTTTGGGAGATAGAGACGATTCCGATGTTATTGAGGCGGTGAAGTATCTCAAAAGCCATAAAGTAAAGTATCATAACGCGTGTGCCAGAGTTGACAAAGTGATGAACATTGTTCGGTCAGAAACGTGCTACCACAAAGACGACGAAAAGGTGGTGTCTGTATGAAAAAAGTAGTAGCAATTATCCTGTCAGGTTTTCTGGCGGTAAACCTCAGTGCCTGCAATAGGCAGCTTGTGGATATGACATACAATTATACCTATGGTTATGTGGAACTCCCCAACGGTGAGTGTGTCGAGGGAACCGTAGATTCCTGGACAGACTACGATGACAGTGACCAGATTCAGGTAAAAATTGATAGCGTCACTTATTTCACCGATACGACCCGCGTGGTTCTCACGACAAAGAAGTAAAGGAGTGCGCGATGACAAAATTGTATCGATTCATCATTGAGTTCTGTATGCCTTGGGATGAATCTCCGAACTGCCAACGGATATTTGGTTGCAATGCTCCGACTTTTGACGATGCAATAAAACGTCTAAAAAGTGACTGGCCCGATGCCATTGTCGATTCCATTACAAATACAGGGGAGGTTCGCTTCGTATGAATAATCGTAGAAAAGAAGTCTTTTTCGATATGTACTGCAAGACCTGCAAGTATTATAAGCAGGCGTCGTATCTGCATCCGTGCAATGACTGTCTGAACACACCTTACAACGAGGACAGTCATAAACCCGTCAACTGGAAAGAAGGGGATAAGAATGGTCAAAAACACTAAATGCAAGGAGCTCTTTCCGAAGTGTCTTTGCAACACATGCAGGCGGCGGGAGATGGACTGTGGATGCTGCATTGCCCATCACCGCGAGTGCCAGTTGGTGAGCAATGACCAAAATGCCAATCGATGCCCTGGATATACTATGAAAGCTGAGGTCAAGAAGAAATGATTGACTTCTGGAATGGAATGAACACGCCTAATGGTGTGGTATGGTTCAACAGGTTTACGAACGAATATGAGTTTGAGAAAAGACCGGACAGATTCGATGCCTATCTGGATGATGTTCCTGAAGTCGATATGACCCTCGTTAAGCATCCCGGACAGAAAAAGGAGAAGTCTGTTATGGACAATCGATATATGGTCAAGAAGCTCATCTACCACGGTCCTGCCACTATTGTGTATTGGGCCGACGTGAGAAAACAGTAGTCAAGTACATGGACGGAGACACTTTTGACCCGATGGCTGGCTTCTGCGCTGCTCTTGCGAAAAAGGTGTATGGTTCGACAGGCACCGTGAAGCAAATCATCAAGGCCAGCAATTACGAGGATTCTCAAGCACTACCGTTTCAGGGTGAGAGTGTAAAGGATATCGCTACTCGTGCTATGGCTATGCTGCTTACCGATGTCATGAAAGGGAGATTAACGATGGACCGTGAAGAATTTAAGAAAAAGATGGAGAATCATACAGTCATGAGCGACGATATGATGTCTAACATTCAGGCACTCCACCTCAAAAACACAAAGAAAAGTGAAATTTATATTGTCGCTATGGAGGAATTGTCCGAGCTTCAGAAAGAAATTTCCAAGGAGCTGCGTGGTCAAGGTGACAGAGATGGCATTCTGGAAGAACTTGCAGATGTCATGATTGTATGTGGGAGCATCATGAACCTGCAAAAAATCACGGATGCCGAACTTCGTGCTGCCACGGCAGTCAAACTTGATAGGATTCTCAGCAAACTCGTAGAAAAGGAGAACGGCAATGAAGGAAAATGCAAAGTGGATTCCGATTGTCCTCACCGCGGCGTCGGCTGTAGGAGTTGTGGCAACAGCAGTTCTTACGGCGAAGTGTACCACGAAAGCGGAGAAGATACTTTCTCGAAGCCGGACTAAATATGGCGGTGCGACGAAAGAAACCGTAATTGATATTTGCCGCTGCTATGCCCCTGCCATAGCCTGTGGGACGGCCACTGTAGTGTGTATCGTGTCGAACGGGGTTCTTACTTACAAACAGCAAAAAGCCCTCACAGGTGCCTGTATGCTCGCCAGAGAGAGACTTGGGCGGTACCAGTCAAAGGTTAAGGAACTCTACGGTCCCGAAACTCATCAGCACGTCATCGATGAGCTATGCAAAGAAGATTTGGATGAGGTCCACGTGACTTCTTCCGGATTTTTTGGCAGCGAGACGTTGGATTTCGAGGGCGTATCCGAGGACGAACCGATTCACACGTTCTATGATGAGTTCTCCAATAGATATTTCGACTCGACCATTGAGCATGTCTTGCAGGCGGAGTATCACCTGAATCGGAACTGGGCTCTTGGTGATGCCGTTACGGTCAATGACTTTTATGAATTTCTTGGTCTGTGCGCTCTCGAGGATGGCGACAATATGGGGTGGGACTGGGAAATGGGTATTTCCTGGCTCGACTTCAATCATCGAGTTATTCATAAAAACGGAGAAAAAGTTTTGGTCATCGAGATGGTGTTTACGCCGGACAAAGTGGAGGTGTGATATTTTATGAATGATGAATTGATTATCATTCGTGCTACAATCGCATTGAATCCTGAAAAGCTTGAAGAATTTCGGCAATCGATCATCCGACAGAGATCAGAAGGCGTTATTGTGTTGCCTCCCTATGTTCATGTCCTTCGTGCGCCGAGCGACGTTGACGTAAGAGTTGTTGATAGAAATTTTACGGTATAAAAAGGAATAAAATGAATGCCTTATTACAGAGAAAGATATGGAACTGTTAAAAGCAGGAATGGTGCTATCTTATGCGGTAAACGATGAGTATGGCTTCTTTATTATCTTTAAGAAAGGAGAACATAATTCGTATGAATAATGTAATTACTATTCAGCCAGAGCGCCGATTATGCGAGGTGGACGGCCGGCTTGGATATTTTCATTGCTGGGAATCTTATAAAGACTACTTTTACGGCTACGTTATTGGAATCGTGGAGTTTCCGGATGGTGTACAACGTCTTGACCCAAGTCGTATCAAGTTCGTGGACGACCAAAACCGAGAACTTGAGCTCCTTGAGAAAGTTCACAAGAAAATAAAGGAGGCTCCGAAGCATGACGTTCAACGGGAAGCCGATTAAAGGCAAGCTCCACAGGATGAGTTTCCGAACGGCAATCGACAATAGGGAAGACGTACCACAAGCCTTTCTTGCAAACCACCCGAACATTGATATTTTGAACATCACAACATCATTTTACTCCACAACCTATGGCGTGACAACGATTTGGTATATGGAGGGGAACAATGCCTAACGATTTGACCTTATGGGAGTCACTGTTTGAAAGCTCGGACGAAATGCTTTCTACGTACTCATGTCTTCGGAATATTGCCTATACCACTGCCGAAGCCCTTATGAAATTCACGGACCTCGCGTTGGTTGGATGTCAAAATAAGAGAGTAGTCCATTTGACGCTGCATGGTAAAAAGAAAACCCGCAAAAAGAATTGGAACCGGGCTATGAAGATTATGGCAAAGGAGTGAAATCATGAATGATTGCTGCCCAATCTGCAAATGCACGTTCAATCGTTGCCAATGTCTTGTTGGAGGAAATGCTCATCCTGACAGATGGAGCCGAGCGATGGTTGTGAAGGACCATTTATATTTACTTACACCGACGCAGTTGCAGCATGTTGTCAATCTCGAAAAGCATTGGGAAACAAGCTATGAGATTAAGGATATGAATGAGATCGTGGAAGAACTAAAGGAGGCTTATGATGACTCATGTAATTAACCCCATGTTGTTTTATTGGTGCAGTGTCTCGGACACTGTGAAAGCTCTCGCTATCATTGCTGCCATTATGCTTATCATAGTATGTTTGGTGTTTTTATTCGTTGGTGCTTTCAATATTGGAGAAGCATTCAATTATGGAGGTGGTGAAGACAGCAATAATTATAAAGTGGGCGTTAAATTTTTAAATTGGGCCCAAAAGTGCATTGTTCCATTGGTGATTTTACTCATGCTTTCCATTTTTATCCCGAGTGAAAAAACGATATATAAAATGATGGTTGCGAATATCGCCACATACGAGAATATCGATCTGACTGCCGAAACCATTGAAGATGCATTCGACCACGTAATCGACAAACTCATAGAACTTGGAGGTGATAATAATGCTGAAAATTGAAAACGCTGAGGTCTTTGGTTGGGAACATGCGATTCGTGGGATGCGGAACCCGATGAACTCATGGGAGAAGAGCGATTCGGAGTTTATTACCGCGGATGGCGACCACCATGATATTACAGGCAATTCCGGTCCATGGTACGGAGAAGATGGTTGGAGTGAAAACCTTATTGGCCCCGAAGACCGGAAGCTTATGGTCAAGCTCTCGAAAGCCGGCACAGACCATCGTAAGTTTATGCGGATGATTACCGTATACCTTGATATCACGGCACCGCTGTATTGGTGGAAGGAGTTCGATACATACAAGGTAGGTACAGTGGCCAATTCGTGCAGTACGATGCACAAGATCACAGCAAAGGAGTTTGACGTAAACGACTTTAGCCATGAGCACATTGAAGAGCTTGACGGCGATGAATACAATATGTCCTATGATTGGCTTCTTCGGACTGTGGATATTCTGAATTACTACCGTAAGAAGTATAATACCGCTTCTGAGAAGCTAAAAAGGGATATTACAAATGCAGAAAGAAAGCACGTACTTGCTCAGCAAAAGCTTTTCTGGTGGCAGATGATTCAGCTTCTTCCGTCAAGCTACAACCAGAAGCGTACCGTCATGCTGAACTATGAGGTTCTGGCGAATATTTACAAATCACGTCGCAATCACAAGCTGGACGAGTGGCACACCCTCTGCGATTGGATTGAAACGCTGCCGTTAAGCGAAATCATTACTGGGAAGGAGGGAAGTGCCAAGTAATGGAAGTCGCGGATAATCATACACCAAAAGCTGTAACTTTCTCGGAAATCGGGCCAAACGAAATGTTTGAGTATGATTTCCGAGGGAATATTGCAATGAAGCTGGTAGAACCTACAAAAGTCAATAACCCCTACACTTACCAAGAAGCGAACTGTTCTGTATTCGAGGCTGAAGCAATCGTTATTGCAGGTCCGGATGTTGGAAAATTTATTCGGTTTAGTAATCATGATGCGGCGATCTATCGGCCTGTGCATTGCAAACTCGTTCTTTCTGATTACTCCGGAAAATGTGTTGCGTGGTTGGAAATGAGGTGATAAAAATGTTTGCTGTTGCTGCGGCGATTCTCTATCTGGCTGATGCTCCGTTTCCTGTATTTGTAGTAATTTGGATGATATACATCATTGGACTGGCTTTGGAAAGTATGTTTCGCTAACAAAATCTGGACGTCTGGAACATGGCGTCCTCTTTTTCTATGAAAGGGGAAATTTATGACCATCGATAACTGTACTCGTTGTGACATGTGCAGTCACAAAAATGTATGTCGAAAACTAACGGCATACAGCGATATGATTACTCGTACGGTAGATAGTCTTACCGAGAAATATGACGCTCCGATTGAGGACGTACTCAAAAAAATGAATACCTGCATTACGTTTACTTGTTTGGACTACGTTCGGGAAGTGAAGGTGCGCGAATTATGATTGTGAAAGTTAAAAATAAATGCGAAACGTGTGCTCACGAGAAAGTTTGCGTTAAAAAGGATGGAATGCAGACAATCGAGCATGAGTTCGACAATATTCTCGGCTCTGAATCGTATGCTGGTGCGCAAAGGTATATGGACCAGCTTGGATTTAGCATTGATATTGTATGCGAAGATTATCTGGCGAAAGCGCAGGTGACGCCGTTATGAACATTCTTGGTGAAATGTATTATTGCGAACGTTGCGGTGAACATAAGTTTGTCAAGTACATCGGCAGCGGACCTTACCGTGATGGAATGATGGTTCATATTACTGCTGATGGATTCGAGGGCGCTGTCGGCTGGACTAAACATGATGATATGGATTTCTGTCCTAAATGCTCTGAGAAATATGATTCGATGATGAAGGACTTCCTATCCTGTAAGGAGAACTGAGATGTCGATTGACCATAAGCTTGACCTCGAGACATTGAACGGCATTTGCCCCAGCGGATATTTCAAATCAACTCCATGTGTATGGAAGCCAGATGATGACCGTGAGTCGATCAATGGAATTGGATATATCATGTGTGAACGCCTAAAGGATTTTCAAAAAGCTACACTCAGACAATATCCGAACGTTGTGCTCTCGGTAGTCAGGCATCGTTATGGACCAGAAATCATACACGATATGGTGTTCGTTGGGGACAGTAACAGGCCAGATAGGAGGTGAAAAATGATGGCTAATAGCTCGGTAATCACGGTCAGATTGCCGAAAGAAGACCGTGCGAAACTGATTATTTCAAGTACGAAAACCGGAAAATCGAAGTCTGAAGTTGTCCGCGAAGCGCTTGAACTGTATTACAAAAATGAAAAAGCCGGATGAAAAAAGTGTATTACGTGTATTACAAAATGAGCAAAAAGTGTATTACGTGTATTACATGTATTACATTTTTTAAGACCATTTTGAAGCAAAATCACAAAATTTGTAATACACTAGCCCAAATGTAATACACTTTTGGGCTAAAAATGGCCAAAAAATCGCAAAAAAGTGAAAATTATAGGTTTTTATCTAATATAGGTGTAAATATATAAAATTTTATATATTTGAGTATATATAAATGAAAAACGTAATTTTTTTAATTTTTTGTGATTCGGAAAGGAGATAGTCCAATGGACGACGAAAAATGCGCAAACGAATTGCTTGAGGAAGCAAGAGCGTACTTTCCGTTACTGTTTAAAAAAGTTGCCAGCTATCGAGTGTATGCACCGATGGCACTCTTGATTGAATTACCGGATAGAAAGGTGTTCTTATTCGATTCACTCAATCAAACAACTACACGTCTGCCTGACGATGATAACATCATGACTAAAGAGCAGACCGGGCGTGTGTTTGGTATTTTGCTTCGAAGAGTTATGGCACGGAAAGGATTTACCCAGATAGGCCTTGCCGAGGCGACAGGTTTGAGGCAATGCCAAATTTGCAATTACACTTACGGACGAAGTGTTCCAAGCTACTACGCTTTCGATAAAATTGTGAGAGCGCTCGGATGCAGTGCGGAGGATTTGCGGTATGTAAAATAAAAGTTTACAATTTCCTTCTTGCGGTAGATGGTTTATATCCTGTATAATGGAGCCATCCTAGGAAATACACAAGGAGGTTACAAATGGGATTCAAGAAAAACAAGAAATCGGACATTACGGAAACAGTCGTGAAGAATGACCGCGGCGAAGAAGTTCATGTTCTCGATGGGCCTGACGGAACAGTGGAAGTCAAGCGAGTCCACATGAAAGACTTCCTGCCAACCGGTGAGGAATGGTGCCCGCATTGTCATGTACAGTGCGATCATTACGATGAGGATGAATACTTCAAATGTCCTGAATGCGGATGGACCATTACCGACTGGGAAATTGAAGAATGGGGCGGTCATCCGACAGAGGCTGCTTCTCATGAAGACGACTTCGGAACCAACTTCGAGGATGCCTTCTCTGATGACGATTGATATTTATTGAAACCCATGGGTCTGCGCTAACACCAAAGCGCGGGCCCTTTTTATTTTTTGCTTCGCGAAAATTTCATAGGGTATTATGAGAGAAGAGATAATATATCGGGACCTTGAAAAAATCACGGTATATTGCCTTTTGAACCGAAAGGGGATACTTATGGCAAAAGAAAGTGCTTTTCAGAAAGGTTTAATTAACGATCTGAAGAAACGCTTCCCGGGCTGTATGGTTTTAAAGAATGACCCAAATTACATTCAAGGGATTCCTGACCTTTTAGTTTTATACGAAGGCCGTTGGGCAGCTCTTGAATGCAAAAAAGCGAAGCAGGCAAGCCATCAACCAAATCAAGATTACTATGTCGAGAGAATGAACGAAATGTCATTCTCTCGTTTTGTTTATCCGGAAAATAAGGAGATTATTTTAGATGAACTTCAACAATCATTCCAATCTTGTAGGCCAGCACGCTTTTCTCGGGGCGAGTAAGTACCATTGGCTCAATTACGATGCTACCAAAATCGCAGAAGCTTATCGCGCTGCCCAAGCTGTACAAATGGGCACAAGACTTCATGCGTTTGCTGCTGAGTGCATCGACCTTCGTCAGCGGCTTCCGAAATCTCGCAAAACTCTGAACATGTATGTCAATGACGCTATCGGTTACAACCTGAAGCCAGAGCAGGTTCTGTATTACTCGCAGAATTGCTTTGGTACCGCTGACGCCATCGATATGCGCGGTGATCTTCTGCGCATCCATGATTTGAAGACCGGTAAGGTGCCGGCGCACATGGAGCAGCTGATGATTTACGCTGCGCTGTTCTGCCTCGAGTATGGTATCAAACCGACGGATATTGATATGGAACTTCGTATCTATCAGAATGACGATATCGTTGTGCTCAAGCCAGAAGCCAATGATATTACGGCTATTACCAAGAAAATTATCGAGGCCGACAAGATTGTAAATCATATCAAAGAAATGGAGGGCTAACCATGTTTGACGACAAACCATCCCTGGACGATGTTATCGCGCACTACGGTGTTGGCAAGATGGACGGCGCTCCTGGCCGTGGTTCGGGCCGCTATCCTCTTGGTTCCGGCGAGAATCCGTATCAGCGTGGGGACGATTTGCTGGCCCGTTATGAAGCATTGGAGAAAAAAGGATATTCCGAAAAAGACATTGCTGAAGAGATGGGCACTAGCACTACAAAGCTGCGTGTTCAGCTTTCCTACGCCAAGAGTCTGCGTCGTATGCAGCAGGTGTCTCAGGCCAAGAAGCTCCGCGACGAAGGAAAGTCTCTGAACGAGATTGCTGAAATCATGGGCTTCAACAATGATTCTTCGGTTCGGTCACTTCTGAATGCGCAAGCTGAGGAGCGCATGAAGCAGTCCTCTGCTACGGCAGAGAAGCTGAAAGAGTTGATTGATACCAAAGGATATTTGGATGTCGGTGCCGGCGCGGAGCGTGAGCTTGGTGTATCCCGCAACAAGCTCGACCAGGCCCTTTATATTCTTGAGATGGAAGGTTATCTCACCCATAAGCGTCGCATTCCTCAGGTTACAAACCCGAATCAGAAAACGACGTTGCAGGTGCTTACACCTCCTGGTACGGAATACAAAGATATTTACGACACCAGCAAGATTCACTCTGTTGGTGATTACACCATTTCATACGATAACGGTGAGACGTTTCATAAGCCGTTCGAGTATCCCACAAGTGTAAGCTCCAAACGCTTAATTATCAATTACGCCGAAGAAGGTGGTGTTGATAAGGATGGTGTGATTGAACTTCGTCGTGGCGTTAAAGATTTGAGCTTGGGCGACTCCCATTATGCTCAGGTTCGCATTATGGTCGATGGTGCCTACTATCTTAAAGGCATGGCAGTCTACGCCGACGATCTTCCGAAAGGTGTCGACATTCGTTTTAACACGAATAAGTCGCTCGGCACACCTATGGAGAAAGTTCTAAAGCCTCTGAAGAGAACCAATACTGGCGAAATCGATGTGGACAATCCGTTTGGTTCTCTTATTAAAGAGAAGGGTGGTCAGTATTATTACGACGACCCTAAAGGCAAGTATGTTGACCCTAAGACTGGAAAGCGCCAATCTCTTGGGGCTACCAATAAACGTGCTGATGAAGGTGACTGGGGCGAATGGGCTGACAAGGTTCCGTCTCAGTTCCTCGCCAAACAGTCCGAGTCTCTGATTAAACGCCAGCTCAACTTGTCTAAAGAGGACCGCAAGCTTGAATTTGATGAATTGTGCTCGTTGACGAACCCTACCATCAAACGAAAGTTGCTTGAAGATTTCGCAGACGGTTGTGATAAAGCGGCCGTCACTCTGAAAGCTGCGGCCCTTCCCAGACAGAAGTATCAGGTCATTCTGCCTCTTACTTCTGTCAAGGACAATGAGATTTATGCGCCAAACTATACGGATGGCGAAATGGTTGCTCTTGTTCGCTACCCGCATGGTGGTACATTTGAGATTCCCATTCTGAAAGTCAATAACAAGAATGCCGAAGGCAAGCGGGTCATGGGTACAAATCCTAAGGATGCTGTCGGCATTAACAAAACTGTTGCAGACCGTTTGTCTGGCGCAGATTTTGACGGCGATACGGTTATGGTTATCCCTACGAATGGTAAGAATAAGATTAAGATCACTTCAACTCCCGAACTCGAGGGCTTGAAAGGCTTCGACCCTAAGCTCGAGTACAAGATTCCTGAGGGCAATCCGAATCATGTGCAGTTGATGACAAAAGACAACACACAAAAACAGATGGGCGTTGTCTCGAATCTTATCATGGACATGACTCTGAAAGGTGCAACCCCACCAGAGTTGGCACGAGCAGTTCGCCATTCAATGGTCGTCATTGATGCTGAAAAACACAAGCTTGATTACAAGCAATCTGAGGTTGACAATGGCATCGCCCAGCTTAAACGTAAGTATCAGGGCCATCTGGATGCTAACGGTCAGTATCATGAGGGTGCATCGACCCTTATTACGATGGCTAAGAGCGATCAACCTGTGCCCAAACGTCAGGGTAGCGGATACGTCAATCTTCCGGGTGTCAAGGTTAAGGGCAAGGACGCGTACGACCCGACGCAACCTGAAGGTAAGAAGCTGTATAGCACGGCGGATGACCTGTACTATACTACCACCCGGGTCAATAAAAGAACCGGCGAAGTAGTTACCAAACAGAAGATGCGCCAGCAAAAGTCTACCAAGATGGCAGAAACCAATGACGCATACTCCTTGGTGTCCGACTATCGGTCCCGTGCTGAGCTGGCTTATGCCGACTATGCTAACTACCTCAAGAGCATGGCCAATGCCGCCCGCAAGGAAATGAAGGCCACAGGCACCCTGAAGTACGATGCCGCGGCTAAGAAAGCTTATGCACCCGAGGTCGAACGACTGAACGCCGCACGGAATCTGGCTGAGGCTAATAAGCCTCGCGAACGTCAAGCTCAGGCCCTTGCTAACACTCGCATTAAGGAGAAGATGGCACAGGACCCTGACTTGGCTAATGATAAGAAAATGCTGCGAAAGGTGTCACAGCAGGCCATTGTAGCATCCCGTAATGAGGTAGGTGCTAAGCGCACGGCAATTGAAATTAGTGACCGTGAATGGCAGGCTATTCAAGCAGGCGCTATCAGTGACAACGTATTGTGTAAGATTCTCGACAATACAGATGTTGATAAGCTGCGTGCGCGTGCAATGCCTCGTGCCACTACCGAACTGAGTGCGGCTAAGAAAGCATTGATTCGGTCTCGCGCTGCTGCTGGTTATACAAATGCTCAGATTGCTGAGAGCTTAGGCATTTCGCCGTCGACTGTGGCTAAGTATCTGTGAGAGGAGGTGGAGTTACTATGGCTCAATGTATGTTGACCACGTTTGACAATCCTTACAATCCATTTGATGACTTCACCAAATGGTGGCTTTGGGATGTCACGCATGGATACAATTCGTGTGGTTTGCTTGCTCATGTTTCTGGAAACGATGAATTGACAGACGAAGAACAAAGCATTGCCATTGAAAAAGCAATTGATTCGATTATCGATTGCGATTTCTTTCACATTTACAAGAAAGTAAAAAGCGATGACAATGCAAATCTACATGAAAACATTGCAAACACAAAAGAAAAACAGGCTATTTCGGCCTAAGGACTGTTGTTAAGCATAGGGGAGGGGGTCGTGAAAAAATCACCCCCTCCCTACATCGCGGCGGTCTTTGATATTTCTCCGGGGGAGATTTTTGGAAAAACAGTTTAAGGCCCTCCCACCTTGAATTGTGATTCTTTGATATTTCCTCCGGCTTTTTGCAGGGGCCTGGAGGGGACTTTGACGATGTACAGCGTCATTACCTCCTTTCATTCTCCTTTCAGGGTCCGGCTTCGGCCTACAGACCCCTGCAAAAAGCCGGAGAATTCATAGCGAAAGGAGCCGAAAAGGATTGAAAAGAGCTAAAGACCCAATGAAAACTGGTAAGAAAGGAACTGTACGCCCGGCACTTACGCCGGAGGCCCGTGAAAACCAGATGATTTCGTTGGCTATGGACCTTGTGGAGAAGCGAATACTCGAGGGAACTGCATCTTCACAGGAGACAACCCACTTCTTGAAGCTGGGTACAACAAAAGCACGTATGGAGAAAGAAGCCTTGAGTAAACAAATCGAATTGTTGCAGGCCAAGACTGAAAGTTTGAAGTCTCAGGCCCATGTCGAGGAACTTTACAAAGAAGCTTTGGACGCTATGCGAAGATACAGCGGGCAGGACTGCGACGATGCTTAGGACATACACTGAACTTTGCAGATATTCTACATACCTTGAGCGGTTTGAGTATCTGAAACTTGAGGGTGAGGTTGGAGCTGATACGTTTGGGTTTGACAGGTATCTGAATCAGATATTTTACAACTCATACGAGTGGCGCCGATTCCGGGACAGAATCATTGTTCGCGATAAGGGATGCGACCTTGGCGTTGAGGGTTATGAGATAAATGGGTATTGGAAAGACGGTAGATACATAGCACCGAAAGTCGTTATTCATCATCTCAATCCAATTGCCAAGGACGACATACTGAATCAAACGGACATCCTTATGAACCCTGAATACGTGATTACTACCGTTCATTCCACCCATATGGCTATTCACTACGGGGATGCCGACCAATTAGAGCAAGGTCCTACAGTCCGAAAGCCTAACGATACTTGCCCCTGGCGATAAGGAGGACTTATGGACAGTATACTGACATCTATCAAGAAACTGCTCGGCATGGACGCCGACTATACCGCTTTTGATACCGATGTAATCATTCATATCAACACAGCTCTGGCGATTCTGTGCCAGCTCGGGGTCGGTCCGGACAAGGGCTTCCGCATCCGCGATGATTCTGCTACCTGGCAAGACTTTGTGGGCGAGGATACCAGACTGGACGACGTCAAGGATTACGTCTATCTGAAAGTCAAACTACTATTTGACCCGCCGTCCAGTAGTGCGGCCATTCAGTCCACAGAAAGCCTTATTTCGGAAATCGAGTGGCGCTTGAACGTTACTGCTGAAATGGAGGTGTAATTTATGTGGGATTACGTCACTGTAAATTCCGGACAGGATTACTTATCCCATCACGGAATTTTGGGTATGAAATGGGGCGTTCGTAGATACCAGAATGACGATGGAACCCTTACGGCTGTCGGAAAGAAAAGATACGGAAATGCTGAAACCGAATTTTCTGAATTGAATGCCGCCAGAAAAGAATATAAGCAGTCGAAAGACTACTATATGAAAAAGACAGCAGCAGGACTTCTGTATAATCGGAAAGCCACAGATCGGTTGAATAAATCGGTTAAGCGTTTAGTTAATGCTAAAACGGATTTAAACGATGCGAAAGATAGAGTGTCTTTACAAAATCAGAAAAAGAAGGGCAAACGTCAAATCAAGTTAGAGGAATCTTACCGCAATAAGGGGTTGACCAAAGAAGAAGCTGAACTTGCTGCATATAAGCGAATCAGAACTGAGAAAACCATAGCCATAGTTGCAGGGATGACTGCGGTTGCTGCGGCCGCGTATGTTGGTTATAAGCACTACGATAATACCGTTGACCGTTTGATAAAATCAGGAACTGTTCTTCAAAATATGTCCAATAACGCTAACCGAGGCGTATCGGATGCGTTCTATGCTTCTTTCGGGAAACATGACAATAATCGCTATCTTGGTTTTTATGGCAGTCAATTGCAAAAGAGTGTCGACTACGGGTTTTCATCGGGTGTCTACAAAACCAACATCAAACTTGGCGATGACTTAAGACTTGCTTCTCCTAAGAATGCTGTAAACGTTCTCAGACGAACTATGCAAAAAGATTCCCAATTTGCAGATGGGGTTCGGCAGTCACTGAAGGGGTTAAGTCAGGCATCGCTATCTCCAAATCAAAAGAAAGTATTTGATAAAGCCCTTAAAAGTCTCAATGCTGGCAAAATTGACAATCACGTTTACGAAGCGGTGAATATTGCTTTGGTAGATCATACCCCAAGAGGGCAAAGCGTAAGCAGCAAATTCTATGATGCAATTAAAGATATTAACGACTCCAAATATTCCGGCTATAACACAAGAAACCCGATAATTGTCTTTAATGGTTCTGCCAAAACCGCCGTTGATTCGATTTCTTCTATTGGCAAACAGCAAATAGAGAAGCAACTAAAAGCTGAAATCTATAAAAAGTACGCTGAAGATTTGGTTAAAGCGTATGCCTCCGTCGGTGCAGCTGCTATTGGTGTTGGTTCCGCCAGTAAATTGGCGACTGATGCTTTGACCGAAAAAGCCAATCTGGAGTATGTGAAGAAATATCGTAAAGAGCATCCGAAATCGGAATTATCAGCCAAAGAAATTATTCGGACTAGGCACAAATAAAAATCTCTAAGGTCTAAACTTAACCTTAGAGATTCGTGTGAGGTGATGAAAATGTGGATTTATGAACCTGTAAGTTCCGGCGATGATTACTTAGCGCATCACGGAATTTTGGGTATGAAATGGGGCGTTCGTAGATACCAGAATAAGGATGGTACTTTGACTACTGAAGGACGGAGACGTTCACAAGTTTACGGAAAGAATTCCCTTGAAAAGACACCCAATCCCCCTGTTTATGGGAAAAATCCTCTTTCTGCTCCGGTAAAAAAGAGCTCTAAGAAAAAGAAAATTTCGGACATGACCGATGACGAGTTGATTCGAGATAATCGTCGCCATGCTCTTGAAGCCCAATATAAAAAGAACCATCCGGAAAAGAAAAGCAAGTTGCAAAGTTCTAAAGAGGCAATTGATTCTGGTCGACAGCTGACGAATCAGATGAAGAACTTAAATCAAGTTGTAAAAAATACACGAAAGAGGAAAAGCACAATAAATCTTTCGGAAATGACGGATGATGATTTACGTCGTCTAATCAATCGAAAAAACTTGGAACAGCAGTATAGAAACATCACGTACGAGCCTGATAAAATTGACAAGGGTCAAGCTATGGTTGATGAAATATTAGATTATGGCGGCGCAGCGCTTGCTATTACAAGTTCAGCATTGTCTATTGCATTGGCGATTCGCGAACTAAAGAAGGGCTAATCAAGTTCTCCTTTTCCGAACACTTTAATTGCTTTATCTGCAATTATTTTTGTACCAGCAAAATCAAATGCCCCGCCTACAACACCGCCAACAATCGGAACCATCTTTGTTATGTTAATGATTCCCTTCGAGCCTGCTTTTGTGATAAAGCGGAAACCTACTGCTTGATTTATTTTAGTGAGCATTGCTCCCGGAATTTTCTTTACAATGGCTAATGTAAGCTTATTTCCAAATTGTACTCCTGCGTCGCGGCAAATTTTGGAGATTGATGTTCCAGTTAAGCATAGATAAACCAGCGTTCGTACAGAATCATCGAGCGGGTCAAAACCGTACATTACGGCTATTGCCCCAATCATTCTGATTTGCATATACCATACAGTGGCTAAATTGGCTGGTAATGCAACTGGTAAAGTTATTAGTCCTCCAAGGCTTGTTAAGAATCCAGAAGTTGTGCACATTGCAATTTGGTTGTTTACCATATTTGTTAGGGCAATTCCTTGATTACAATATTTATCCAAGTATTCGTTTGCAAGCTCGGTGCAATTTTTGCTTTTTGCAAGACCTTTTACAGCAATGTCGTAGCACTGGTCGAGAACTTTCATTACTTGCTCTTGACTGATTTCAGGTGCTTTCATCTGCTTTCAACTCCTCTTTACTAAATTATACCATAAAGCATAAAAAGGGCAATACTTTTTATGGTACCTATTAAGGAGACATTATGGCACTCTCTAATACTGCCGTTCCGAAGTATTACGGCCAGTTCAGAGAGGCCGTGCTTCGAGGCGAAATCCCCGTTTGCCGTGAAGTGGCAATGGAGATGAACCGCATCGATGAATTGATTGCCGACCCGACCAAATACTACGACCCGAATCCGGTTGAAGGTTGGATTGCTTCTTGTGAAGGCGAACTGACTCTTACTGATGGTTCTGATTTTCACATGCTCGATACATTTAAGGTGTGGGGCGAGGAGATTTTTGGTTGGTACTACTTTATTGACAGAAGTGTGTACGAGCCTAACCCCGATGGGCATGGCGGACATTATGTCAACAAAAAAAT